TCGGAAGCGTTATCTCTTGACGTATGACCTGTTCATACATCGCGTCGAGTGCTTCCGTGCGGTTAGCCTTGACTTCCCAATGGTCGCCGCCTTCACCGCCCGAGCGAGGTTCTTGCCACGAGTAATCGCCTCGCTGCGTATCCTGATAGTAGCACAAGAAGACACGCCCAGGAAATCGCGATGCGAAGTCTCGTGCGCTATGCTGATTCGGCATGCCGTCGATGACGCACGTGTTGACGTCGTATATGCGCATGAATTGATCGAGTTCAGGAAACGTGCGTACTCTGCAAATTTGAATGATGTCATGCTTACCGGTAATGCGGTTTGGTTTGCGAATGACGATGTGCAGTTCGTTGCCTTTTTGATCGACGCCCATGTACGTGCGCGAATCGATGTGCATCTCGCCACCGGTTTGACATGCTTGCACCATACCATACGTGATACGTTGATCCGCTGCAGTGTACGGTATGCCAAGTTTGGAACGCATGAATTCCGCACGACGTCTGCCGGTGCGGTACTCTGCCATCAGGTCACTTAGGTCAAGGAAATGCGAATATAGACCGGACATGTGGTAGCCATGCACACGGTTGACTTTGGGATTGTCAGGTACCCAAACACCGTACTGCGAATCAAGATTGCTTTTGCAGTTTGAACAGATAAGATACGCTTCCGTATCCGACACTTCGCGTACGCAGTCAGGAAAAGTTTTCTCGACGATGTTGTACGTGTTGCATTTGCGGCATACGAGATTCCAATAGCGTTGATCCGATGCTTTGAATTCTCGATCAATACCGTAACCTTCAAACGTTGGCGTCGATAGCTTCAAACGCCATTTGAGAGACGAGTGATTCAAACGTTGATCCGCAAGTGCTTCCGATGCTTCGCTAACTTCATCAAGTTCGTCCATGATGAGATAGTCACCGGGAATCGACTTCATTGCAATCGACGACTTCATACCTCGAAAGTACAGCCACGCTTTGTTGACGCGGCGCAAACCGAGAGAGTCTTTAGTCGATGTGATCGAACGCAAATGTGGCGAATCGTCGATCATCGGATTCGCACGCGTCTTTGAGAAGTCTTGAACGTCCGTATCAGTCGGAAAGAAGTAGATCACGTTCTTGTTGATCGAGTCACATACAAAGAACGCAGTCGCGAGTGCGTACACGCTTGCACCCATCTGCGCGCTTTTCTCGATCACAATGTTGCGATGGTGATCCTGATACAGCCCTACGAGATAGTTGTGATTCTCGAAGCTGAACGGAGCACCGTCAACGTAGATTTTATCTTCCGCGTAACCGTACTTCGTGTTCTGGGCGAGTGCTCGACGCGCCGCCGCTTCGATTTCACTCTGCGTCATGTTCAACTTCCGGCGTAACGTTCTTCGGCGGTGGCGGCAGGCCGTGCTTCTGAATTGCATCGAACCGCATGAAGTCAGCCATCTGCTCGTTCGTCATGTGAACTTCAACCGTATGTTTGTCGGTATTCACAATCTCTTTGCGTTCGGTCGGATCACCGACGATCAATGCTTCGGTCTTCAGCAGCAGAACGTAATCAGCAAGGTCGATTTTAATCTCGCCCGCTTCAACACGCGCGTAGAATTTCTCTTTGAGTTGACCAATGATATCGAGGTCCTTCTGCGTGTTCTTAACATGCAAAGGCATCGCTTCTTCGGCGATGCGGTTCGATATCTGTTGTTCAGTTCGTGTGACAAGATCAGTCCACTTGAACTTCGATGACCATCTCTTTAACGTTGCTTCGCTTGTGTCGATGCCCGCTTCTTTGCACACCGCAAGCAACTTGAGAATCGACCGTTCCGGTCCAAGTCCGACATACATTTGAAAGACCCGCTGCTGCGCAGGGTCCATGAATGCAGCTTCAATCTTTGCTTCGCGTTGGGTCACTCCACTTGTCATTGTATGGCTTTAACTTTCCCTCGACGAACAATGGGATTCCCGGAAGCTGCATCTGCTTTTCGTTTTGCTCGCTTGCGTTCACGGTCTCGTGCCCGTAAGTGATCGACCCCCAAGGGTTTATCGATGATTTCAGCATGAAACTCAATTCGTGTTGAATCGATTAGCAGTTCAGTTTTTGCGATTCGCTGAAGTTGCCACTTCGACAGTATGACGATTTCTTCACTTGGATTGGCTGCGAGTAACTCGTCTGCGTACTGCTCTAAAGGGCAGTTTTTCACTCTCTCGGTACCTCGTCATTGCACAGTAAACGGCATTGGTGCTCTTGCCGACCTTTGCAGCAATTTCATCAACCGACATGTAGGGATCACGCATCAAGTCCAGCATCCACGGCTGCCACGAATCTGCGCGTCTTTCAATGTTCGATTCAAGAAACTCCAATAACGCTTCGAGTGCATGCTGTATGTTTAGATGGAGCACGCGAAGCGTAATGTTGTTTTGCTTTGCTACCTCTGCGGACGGCTTGCGTTCAATTAGATACTGTTGGACGAGTTTGCGTTGGTGAGCGGTTAACACATGGACGGGTTGGGTTGGATCGTCGCCGAGGGCACGCTTCAGGTCAAGGTAGATCGTAGCCGAGACGCCATCCGTACACTGTGCGAGATTGCGATAGTGACGAAGGGCGGTGCGCAGCGTCTTGACCGTCGTGAACGTGTACTCGTTGTAGGACACTTATTCTCCGCTGGGCGTATCTTCGCCCTTGCGCAGCGACGTAATCGCCTCCACAAGATGGTTGGAGACGATGACGGCTGCGTTCTTGCCGTGTATGAACTTTTCACGCCCCGTCTCGCACGGGTTAACTTCACCGCCGTTGGCCGTCTTGCGGCACCGCGCGCAACCCGTTAGGTGCAGCTTGTAATCTTTGAATTGCGGTGTCTGTTCGAGTAAGTCTATTGCGTGATCGACAAAGTTCGTAAGCGACTCATACGATTCGAATTCGATCAGTGGTTTGCGTTCAAACAACAAAACGTACGGCAGTTCAGGTACGGAATCGTCGTGACGATATTCGTAGCCTTTGTACTCGTGAATCATTGCAAGCATGTCAGCCACCTTTGTATGGATCATCCGGCAAGTCTGATGGAATACGTTTGTGTGTTCGTTCCGGCGTCGTTAGTTTTCGTATTGTTTCGCGTAGACTTGTGTTCTCGTCACGCAAAAGATTGCGCTCGTTTATGAGTGCTTGAACTTCACGTTCCATGCGTAAGAAGTTGTAGAACGTGCTATCTTCAACGACGAAGTAATCTTTTTTGCTGTACACTGCAAAGCGTAATGCGACGAACGCGGGTACTGCAAACTGCAATGCAAGTCGAGACGCTTTTGCAATCCAATCAAATTCAACGTTGATTGCTTTGGCTGATGTCGCTTTGCATTCGACGTGAAACGCATTATGCACGGCGACGTCGTTTGGTGCTGTTGCTTGATTGCCGCTCCCCGGTTGTAGATTTGCAATTCCATATATTCGTTTGAGTTGTGTGCGGATGTGCGCTTCTTGGTCGCGCGAGATACGTTGTGCTTCCGTCACCCGTACTTACTCATCAATGCGATATCAGGATCGAAGTCCGGTTCTTCGCCTTCGATCACTTCTTCCGGCAACGCATGCTCCTGCATCGACAGTTCCAACCGTGCCCGCGTCAACGCGTAGATCGACTCGAAGACGTCAGGATTGGCAAGCTGCTCTTCGACGGCATCCTTGCCCTGTACGCGTTCACCGTTCGGAAAAGAGTACCACGTGCCACCCTTCTCGACAACGCCCGTCAGCACGCACAGGCGCGCGAGTTCGCCTACAGCGTCGAGCCCTCGCACCTCGCCTTCGCTGTACAGATCGAACGACGCAACGCGACCCTGCTTGCCGTTCAGCTTATTCTTGCGCACGCGGACCTTCGTCTCGTGGCCGACTTCAGCATCCTTCGCCATGACGCCCGAGACATCGACGTCGGCCGTGAACGTATCGCCACGCGAGATTTCTAACTGCGTGGCTGCGTAAAACGGTAACGCTCTTCCGCCGGTACGTTTGTCGGGAATCGGTCGTCCACCGAAGCTGCGCCCGCCGATGTTGTCGCGCATCTGCGACATATAGAACACGGTCGTTCCTGATCGAGCGAGGATACCGGTGCCGACAATCTGCCGTAGGATCGATGACATACCGCGCGCGGTGTACGCCATCGTCGCTGCTTCTTCGCCTTTTTCTTCTTTGATGTTGTACTCTGCTTTGCTTACCATTGCTGCAGTTGAATCGTTTGCAATACATGCAAATCGACCGGTGGTTAGAATTGCTTTCATCATGTCCGCTGCCCAATCCATAAAGAGCGGACCAACTTTGTCAGAGAAATTCTCTGCGCGAATAAGAGTGAGGCCGCTTAGATCACCGCCCAGCAAGATGAATCGCGACGGATCGAACGTACCTTCGAAGTCGAAGATGCACGACGGCTTATTCTCGACCTTCTGGGCAGTCACCGCAGCTAGTTCGAAGAGCAATGTCTTGCCCGCCGACTGCTTGCCGATGACGTCAACAATAGTCGATTTGCCGTAGCCTCCGCCAAGTGCAAGATCAACCGCTATGCTGCCGGATGACCTGTATTCGCGTGGCTTCAGCTTTGAGGCAATCGTGATCGAGCCATCGCCAAACTCTTTGTTCAGCGACGTGAGTATGTCACTTAGATCAAACATTGCTACGTCCAAACACTTGCTTATCAGCATCCTTTGAAGTGAGAACTTTTTTTACGGCATCTAGCAACGCTTCTGCCGTTTCCATTTTCGTCTTGACGCGGCTATGAACGTGTCTCGCAAGATCGACGATGACAGATTCTTCCGCCGCTTTGAGAGTTGCAAACGCTTCACGTTCAGGAATGGTACCGGTGCTATCAAGATAGAATTCCGCATATACCGCCTTGCTTGCAGCTTTTGCGATTGATGATTCGATTGCTGCGACGTCGAGCACTTCGGCCGCTCGATATAACAGAATCGGAAGTCGAAGGATCAGTCGATGAAGTTCAGCATCAGAGAATTCTTTTCGTGCGCCATCGCGTATGTTGTCGAGCAATTTTTCAACTGAATCGACGAACGTATCAAGCTGTTCTGTATATGGGTTTGCGACGCTATCGACGATGTACGATGCGCGTTTTGAGAGTGCGCGGACTGCTTCATAGCGTCTCCGTAACTCTGCTATTCGTGCGTCGTTTTGTAATGGCCCTAGCTTTGTCGCCGAGGCCACGTCTTGACGGGTCTTCGTGTTCGATGGTTCCTGCAATGTGCTCTTGTCCGTATCTGACAAGACAGTATGCATGGAGTTTGTCGAGTCCGGGGTCTCCATCGAATTCAATCTCCCATTTCTTCCATGACGCAAGCGCCATCTTTGCTTTCGGATAGTTTGCTTTGCCGCCAACGTATGCTTTGAGTTGGCCGGGGTTAACGAGATGGATCGTGAACCGCAACGGATCACTAAACGTCGTATAGAAAATTGCAAACCAATAGCCCATCTCATAGAGATGCGACACGCCAACCGTTGCACGCGTATTGCCTTCGGTTTGCATTGTCGTAATCGACTTCTTGACGTCTTCAATGTAGAACGTTACGTGTTCTCGCCACACGCCACCGTCTTCAAGAAACTCTTCAATCGCGACCATTTGTTCATCGACGCGACGTAAGATATCAAGCGGTGCCGCAAGTTCATCTTTTGGCTGCGTAGTTAGCAATACCGTGCGCGTGCCGTCGCTAAGTCCGCTTGACGTCAGCGAAGGATCAATACCGACGATCATTCTTCGTCTACGGTTGCGATATCAACGATATCGATATCGCGAATTGGTGAAGCTGAAGTCGCCAAAAGCATTCGAACCTTCGCTGCCGCATCGCGCTTAGAATCAACAGCCGCACGAACGCGGAGTTTGCACGTGACTTCATATAGCATCGTTTCTGTCTTACTCATCATCAGCGTCTTCGTCAGCGTCGCCTGCACGTTGCAGTTCGATCAGATTCGGATGCTGCAATTCGCAAGACGGTTCATATTCACAGTAGCGGCACCACGCAACCGTTAACGGTAGGTCGATGCGTTCTTCCATTGGCACTTTTTCTTTTGCCTGCTGCGCGTACGTCTCAACATCTTTCATCGTACGAATCAGCTTGTGAAGCTGCAGTTCATCGTACGGCATGTCGTAGATTTTCAGTTCGTGCGTGTCTTTGTTTTCATACAGCATCATCCACAAGTGAGCATCAAAACAGCGAAGCAATTCGTATGCATGCTGCTGCTTCGCGTGATCCGGTTGCGGTTTGATGAGATGATCGAAGTAGAACGCTTTGATCGATTTGTAATCTACAACAACGCGAATTGTCTTGCCCAGGTACTCAAATTCGATCACACGATCCACCGTGCCGGATAACGATAGCTCTTCGTTGACGGCTAGGTGTTCTGCGTACAGCGTCCGCACGCTCCCTTTCGCATGAAGAGCATCGAAGATCATGTGGTATCGGATGTGGACGAACGTGCCGTTGTAGAGTGCTCGCATTTGAGTAGCTGGGCGAGATGCACGAATGGGCGTCTTTGGAATCCCCGCAAGTTTGAACGCTTGCTGCTGCGCGCATTTGCCTATCTGCGATGCGCGATGCCTCTGCGGTCGCGCACGTGCGTTGTCGCCAATGTACTTTGCAAGATCATCAGCGTGCGCAACTAAGTACGCGTCGAATTCACCGGACAAGCAATAGTCGTCGATGATTTTCTTCAGCGTTGCTGATGCTGACTTCTCTGCCTTCGTTTCACTCTTGAGTTCGGACAAGAATTCACTAAGCGCAGATTTGCGCTTTGGCATTACCGCTTTGGTCCTAACTTGTTCATCGTGTTCACGAGTTCGCCAACCCACTGCACGTAGCACGTCGAACAAAGCTGCAGCGTGAGCAATGGCGGTCGTTCCGCAAGTGTCGATCCACCGGCTTCCGGTAGTTCGATCACGTGCGCACCTTTTGCGCTCACGATGAACCCGTTCTTGAACACGTGCCGCGTGTCGGCATTGCAAATGATTTCAATTCCGCCGGTGACTTCTTTTGCGGAGATTAGTTCGGATACCTTAAACGCCACTTAATTCTAGCTCCTCATCTTCGATGTCGGATTCGAGTATTGTTTTGTCGCCCCATCTCGTCAAGATTTCTTGCGAAACTTCAATTGGGACAAGTAATGGATAGATATTTGCCATAGATGTTTTAAGTACGTCGAGTGATGATTGATGATGCTGTAACCAATCGAGTGGAACTTCATAAATCACCTCGTCGTGTATCTGCAACAGCAATTCGTACGGCCAACGTTCTTCAGTAATGATGCGGTCGTGTTCGAGCATCGTCATCTTTGCAAGATCAGCGACGCTGCCTTGAATTGGTGCATTAACAGCGAGACGTTCCGCCATTGCTGCAATCATCTTGTCGGTGCTACGGATATCCGGCAGACGACGCTTGCGCCCCATCAGCGTTTCAACGTAGCCATTGCGATACGCATCGACCTTCATGCGGTCGATGAAGCGTTTGATGCCGGGGTACGTTTCGAAGTATTGCTTGATGAATGCCTTCGCAGCTTCGATTGTGATCCCGGTCTTCCACGCAAGTTTCGACGGTCCCATTCCGTAGAGGACGCCAAAGTTGACCGTCTTCGCAAGCACACGCTTTGCAACGAATTCCGGCTTGTCGGGATTCGCTTGATACTCTTCGTACGATACACCAAGCATGCCGCACATGACGGCAGTGTGAATGTCTTTGCCGGATTTGAACGCTTCGATTAAGCCAGGGTCTTCAGAGAAGTGCGCAAGCATGCGCAATTCCATTTGACCGAAGTCCTGCGCTACAAAAACATAACCCGGCGAAGGAATGATCCCGCGCCGGATTACAGGTCCGATTCGTTTGGGAAGCTGCATGAGATTCGGCGATTTTGCCGACATGCGTCCCGTATCTGCGCCAATAGTATTGAACGTGCAATGAATGCGCCCATTCACCACAAACGTCGGCAGCTTGTTCACGAACATCTTACGGATCGTGCTGTACTTGCGGTATTCAAGCATATCGCCCGCTACCGCATAGCCCTGCTTCTTGAGTGTGGTTAGTGCTTCTTCATTGACAGTGTTTGATTCGAACGGCCTGGGCAGACCGAGCATGTCATAGAACGCCGAAGCAACCTGTGCAGGTGCGTCGAGATTGATTGGCCCCGTTAGTGCGAGTACGCGCTTTGCTGCTGATTCAGCTTCGTTGTGAATCGTTGGCTTCATGACGGTCTCGTAATACTCGTCATCCCAACCAACGCCGCGACGTTCCATGTTCACGGCAATGCGCACGACGGGCATTTCAATCTCGTACTGCAACGAGTAGAGTTTCTTCAGCTTCTCTTTCGTTAGCTTTGACTGCTGAAACTCATACAGCTTGTACGTCATCTCTGCATCCCGACAAGCGTACAGCGTTGCTATGCGAATAGGCCACAGTTCAAATGCGGCCTGATGTGCTATCTTCCATTTTGGTGCTTTGAGGTACTTCGCGCAGAGGCTTTCGAGATCGTGGTCTTCGTTCTCGTTTAAGACAATGGACGCAATCAACGTGTCGAAATCGAATCGCGCAATCTCCATGTTCCACGTCTCGCGCACGAAATGTAGATCGTGCTTGAAGTTGTGGCCTATCTTGCCGATGTCTTCCGATGCAAAAATGTCTTCGAACGTTGATTGAATCTCATCGTCCGTGAAATTGCGCCACGAATGCTGCATACGATTCGGAATGAAGTATGCTTTGCCGTTCGATGGTGCGTACACGTTTAACGAAACGGCTTTCTTGCTCCACCACTTCAACCCACGTGTTTCAGTATCGAGCGAGAACCGTTCGGATCGTGCGAGCGCGTCGGCGCACTCTTGCAACTGCGCAGGTGTTTCAACATACACGTAATTCGGCGGGATAGCCGTGTTTTTATCCCGCGCACGAATCTCATGAATGTTGGTGCGTTTGTTGCTGTGTTCAGGCAGGTCGCTGATTAGCTCAATTTGATTCGGCGCTAGGCGAGGTTTTGCCATCTCGCTCCACGCGCAAGAAGTCGTTCAATTGCAGGAAGTGCTAATTCACCGCAACCGTAAACGAGTTCCCACACTGCAACCCGCAGCATTCGATTCAAAGTAAGTTGATCCACTAATCGATTTGGTCAGCAAGTCCAAGTGTGCCCTGCCAACCCGCACTGTTGTCAAGATAGAGCCCAGCAAGAAACTTGCGCTCAATTTGATAGACGCCCGGTGTCGTCGTGGCTACCGGAAATTTGCAGATCGACACGTTAAGATTTTCAGCGTCACCTGCATCGTTGATCGATAAGTCGCCGACACCTACGGTTTCGATTGAAACGTTTGCGAGAATTCCACCGGCGTAATTCACTGCAACGCCATCGCCTGCGAATTCAACAAGTTTGACTGCGAGCATTAGAGTAATACCTCAAAACAAATTAAGTAGTGAAGACCCGTAGTTCGTGTTGCAGTGCTGGCTAGGCAGAGTTGCAACTTTGCAGACGCTACGGCTCTTCAGCCCCGTCTTTCCAGACCTAACGCGCGAATGACGATTCGACGTCCGCGCTAGGTCATCGTGCAAACCTTATGCCGTACCGACCGAACCGTTCACCGAATCATCGATGTTCACTGCGTAGAGACCTTGTGCTACGCGACGGTTCACTTGTACGATCCCGACGAATCCCGCCGGAATCGAAACAACGTGCGGCGTCGCTCCGCCACCACCGTTGGAATCTACGAAGTCGATTTGATTCTGCGTTGACTGAACAGAAATGTTGACGATAGTGATTGGACCTGCGATAACAACACCCGGAGATGCCGGAAGAGTCGTTAGTAAACTCGCTACGAGCATGTTGCGCAACCTTCCTTAGAACGGAATTTCATCTTCAAGTTCGTCCTCTTCATCGTCGTTGTCGTTCGTGCCACCGGTCGTTTTCTTTGCGTTCTGCGAACGGTCCCATTCCATCGCAAGACGTTCGAGTTCACTCACGTCTTTGATTTTGATAAGTTCGTTCATGTCGGGAACTTCGAGCGCAAGTTCTTCTTCGGATAGCTCGCGTTCCGAACGAGAGACGATGTACCACTTGTACTGCGTCTTCGTTCCTTTGCCAACGCGTTTTATTTTGAAATCGACGGACGTGATATCACCCGTTTCGAGTTCGTCGAGCAACGCGAGGATTTCTTGAATGTTGTTGCGACCGTACTCGATCACTTGAACTTCTTGCGCCGGGTCCTGATTGTACACTTTGACGGGGATGAACGTGCGCAACGAACGTGTCGCCTTCACGCGGCAAAGCGGACAGTTTGCAGGATCGCCGGTTGCAAGATCACTTGGGCATCGCGTCGGATTCAGCGTCTTGTATTTCTGATGCATGAAGATCGATTCGATGACCGGAATGTCAGGACGATTCTCGTCGAAATCACGCAATGCGAGTACGCGAACGGTGCGCGAATCATCCGGCGGTTTGCTGCCTTCTTTGATTTTGAATGCGATGTACGGCAGACCGCTGTTCTCGTCGTGGTGCTTCTTTGTGGCAGTTAAGCCTTTCATGCTTGTCTCTTTTCAAGATAGCTCGTGTAGCGTTGCTGCTGCACAGCCATTAGTGTGTTGTATTGTTTTTCTGCGTTCTGTAGTTCGTGAGCAATATGCTCAATTGCAGATTCGTTTGGGTCCTTAACGCCGGATTCAAACGAGAATCGGTACGTTGGTACGATACCGGCAAGCTGTTCTGCAATAGTGCTTGCTGCCTTGTCTCCATCTTTATCGTTATCAAGAGCAAGGACTACTAATCGCGGAGTCTTCAGCATTAGCTCATCCTGGGCAGCTTTGTGAAGGTACTTTCCGCCGAGTGCGACCGCGCCGAAGAAACTCATCTTGTGCGCGCGTATCGCTTGATCCATGTACATCGCGTCAAACTCACCTTCGGTAAGCGCAACAATGCTGCATGGACGAACGAGATGTAAACCGTAAAGCAACGGCATGATCGACTCGTTGCATTCGAACCGATAGTATTTTGTCATGACCGCGCGCCGTTTGATCGCGACCATTCTGCCGACACGGTTGTACCACGGAAAGATGATGTCGTTCTCTTTCTTATCGTAGCCAACGCGGTAACGTCGAAGCGTCTCTTCGTTAATCTTACGATCATAGCAGTATGCGTGACGATACGCGTACTTGCCCTCGGTGACGTCGGTCTCGGTGAAGTATTGCTTCGGCTGCGGTGCGCCAACTTCAACTTCGAACGTCGTCGGTCGATGCTTGCGTAAGAACGAAACGAGTTTGAATTCGCCCCAATTCGTTTTGAGTTTGACGAAATCCGCGAAGTAGCCACGCTGATTGCACTTGAAGCAATGGAACACACCCGGCTTATCGAGTATGTTGAGATAGAGCGACACTTTACCCGATGCGCAATCCGGCGTAATGAAGCACTGCATGACTGCTTCTTTTGGACCTTCGTGAAAGTCAAGCTGCAATTCACGAATTGCGTTCAATATGGATTGGCGATTGAACACAAAAGCGTTTGCTTGATCCTGCGTTGCCGGTGGCAGCTTCATTAGAACACCTTGTCGAATTCATCATCGTCACCGATGAACGATTCTTGTTGCGGTTCCGACTTGGCATGTACGTCTGTTGGGGAGTCAATATCTTCGAGTATGTCATCAGCAAAAACTCCGTTATCGATATCGACGCGGACGCTGACGTACTTATTTTCAGGACCGTTACGATTCTTGCGTATAGCCGTCCATAACCTGCCGCCGTCGAGACGCATGCAGATAACGCGGTTGGCGTACTGCTCCGTCGATCCGCTTTCAGCAAGTTCATGCAAGTGCGGAATGCCGTCAAGCGGGCTGCGCTGCTGCGTCTTCTTTGTCGTCGAGCGCGAGACGCGTTGCTCCGCTTCACGATTCGCTTGGTGAGCGAGGCGCATGGGAACGCCCGTCTGCACGACGATAGCCTTTAGCTCCTCGCAGATGTTCGTGACCCGGCCACGCGTGTCGCGGTACTTTCCTATCGGTTCAATTAGTAGAATGCCGTCGAGCGCGAGGATGTCCGGTTTGTCGTCTTCGATGATCCGGCGCACGTCACCGGTCGTAAATTTGCGACCTAAGCCAAGCGAATCATGGAACATGATGTCGTGCGGCATGATCGTACGCAGTTCTTCCATCGCGTCGCTGTAGGCTTCAAGTTCGTGATCCTGCATCCGACCGGATTGCATGCGCATCGACGACATGTGCGTATGCATCGAATCGAATCGCAATCCCATTTCCGAATGCGACATTTCCGGCGAGATGAAGCTAATGCGTTTGCCTTGTTCGGTCCACGCACGATAGCAACTGTACAAGAGCATCAGACTTTTACCGTTACCTGGGCGAGCAACGTAGAATTCGATTTCCCCCGGTTGTGTACCGTTGGTAAGCGTATCGAGTACCGGCAGTCCCGTTGTGATCCCGGAGAGTTTATCGTCATCGGTGCGTCGTTGCTGAAGAAACTTCAAACGTTCAGTCGATTGATCGACCAAGCCAACGCGTCCGCTTAATGCGTCGCCCATGAATGGCGACAGTTCAACTAGCTTTGCTTGCAAGTCTTTGGTGACGGCTTTTGGGTTCTCGTCAAGCGACTCGACCGTTTCGTTTAGTAGCTTTTGAACTTTCGCTTTGACGTAATCTTGCGCAAGTTCGTCCGCGTACCATTCGACTTGAACGCCCGTATCGTCCCAATTGAATTCGGGAAACTGATGTCGGAACGTCGCCTCATCCATGCATCGGCCGTACTGTGCTTCGTACGTGCGCAACGCTTCGTAGATATCGACGTTGAACCCGTTGAAGTAATCCGGCCGAAGAAGATGATCGTATTTGCGCACGCTGCCCATGACAACCATGCGCACAAGAATTGCGTTCTCGTGCTCGATCACAGAGATATCACCGTCGAGTAATTCTTGAACGCTTCGTTGATCGAATCGTTGAATTCCGGCAAGCCACGCATCGTCATGATTGTGTAGCCGCCTTTGCTACGTCGCGTCCAAAGGATCGTGTTGAATGCGTTATAGTCTTTCGAATCGATGCCATCAACTTCGGTCAACAGAAGCGTCTTGTAATCGCATAGCTCGTCGAGCACAACCGGCCCGTCCACGCCGCGCGTCATCGTAAGATCACGATACGCATTTGCATAGCGTGCGCGCGAAGCGCCATAGCCACGAATGTTGAACGAGAACGTTCGCTTCAAGATTGCGATTGCAAGGTCTTCACGTTCTGATCGTGTGCCGAAGTTGATGACGATGAACGGTTGGCTTTGCATAAAGCGTACGAAATCTGCAGACGGTTGAAATGGAACATGTGCAGCTAACTTGCCGATGTCAAGATAAGACCACGCACCTGCATGCGTGCTAGGCAAGTCCGAATAGTGCATAGTCCTCTCAATCGCCATTTTCCGGGAACACTTGTCGATAGAGAATGGAAGTATTGAAGACTCCACGCACGGTTTGTTCAGACACGCTATGCAGCTTGATGTAATCTCTGACGTCGTTGACACGAATTACCTTGTCTCCAAAGATATAGCGGCTAAGTTCTTTTGCGTGATCGACAACGACGTCTTTACGCTTGTACTTAATGTAGAACCAAACGGTATGCAAACCCCATACGGGATACTCATCAGTACAAAGCTGCTCACGTTTACTGTACGCTTCTTTGCAAACTGTTTGAACTAAACCGACATCTCCGTTATAGCGGTCAAGAATCGTTCCCCACATGTTGAATGCGCGCTTCGTTGTATCGCGCGGAGCAAAGCACACTGATTCAAACCACGCAGCAAGATCACGAATCGTCTGCTCGCGCGGCGAAAGTGATCGAGCGCGCCGGGGCGTCGCCGCCGTTTCTTCGTTCCCTGGCGGTATGCGCTTGAGGGTAGACTTATCGAATCTACTCACGTCATCAACCTGGGCAGAGGACGGTGCTTGCGCCGTAGTTCTATTGGGGAGTTCATTGGGTAGTTCACGTTCCTTATACGCAGGTGCCGTTTCGGCACTCATAGTGGTGCCGATTTGACACGCTTCTTGGTGCCGTTTCGGCATCTCGTACGTGAGGAAGTAGCTCGTTCTTCGCCCAGGCTGACGTAACAAAAAACCACGCTGCTCTAAGAGCTTCAACGTGGCGTAGATTCTCGCTCGATCCGCAATGCCGGATTCGTTTGAAATGGTCTCGATGCTTGGATAGCATCCACGACCTGCATTGTCGTGCGATTGCAGTGCAATCATAACGCGCAGTTCTCTGTTTGAAAGCTGCTGAATCCAAAAGAGCGGAACGTTCGTTGCACGCGCTTGACGATTGCGAAGTGGGATTACGTTATGAACAGGTGCAGAATATGTTGACAACCCCGCGAATTGCGGGTATGGTTGTGCCTGTAACAAGTGACTACGCTTTCTCCACACGCAAATGTGGAAAGTGTGCAGAAGACTCTCGGTGTTGCGACCGGGAGTTTTTTGTTTGAGGCACAAAGCGTAGGGCGATAACCACCGAAAGTCAAGGGAGGAAGCCACCCTCTTGAAAATTAGTTCCGTGACCTTCTCTATCGAGCGTACGATGCCGCTCTTTCCCCTCTCGGGAGATAAGGCGGACGAGTACGCGAACATGAAACCGATGGCATCATGCACGGTCGAATTTGATGCGAACGACGATACGACGGTAAACAAAGCGAATCTCGAACGCGCAAAAGAACTTGTCAACGAAGCAATGGATCACGCGCAGTCCGTTGCATTCAGTCAGATATCAGATTTCCGAAAAGCAATCGTCGAAATGTATGAAGCAAAAGCAAAACGACGAGAAGAACGCGCGGCCAAACGATAGCAAAGAAAGACCCTACCATGTTGAGCATGCGTAGGGTCTTTTTGTTGCTCACCGCGAGTGCGTTCAGTGATCCCCAAACAAACTCGTACCGCTCCCCTTGAGACGGCACCCCGCGTCTAGTAGGGCGGGACGGCGAGCGAGCCATTCCTTCGCGGTAGATGGTTGCAGTCCTCTGCTACAATGTAGACCATGCCAAAACAGGCCGAGAAACGCCCCAGGACGCGTCCTAGCCCGTTCGCCGGATGGAAACCCACGTTTCAGTGGCCGAAGCGCGTGGTGCCCGGATTTCAGCCGTCTTTCCCGACCTATGCCGCCCTTCATGATCCGGCGAAGGCATACGGGCCGGAAGACTTCCAGGCGGTCGGATCGTCGTGGCTGATCGAGAACCGCACCGGCATCCTTGGCGACGACATGGGTCTGGGCAAATGCAAACAGACGCTTGATGCAACGATGCACGTCGGTCGTCATGAAGTGCCGCAAGAAGTTGTGATTCTTTGCGAAGCATCAAACATCGATACATGGATGGATGAGCTTAAGCGGTGGTATCCCGAACAATTGAGGTTTGCTTATCGCGGAACAAAACGGCGAGAGCAATACACAAAATGGCAATTAGACACGTATTTGCATCCGACGCTTAACTCATACGTCGTCATGTCGTATGCTGTGTTTCGCACAGATGTTGATTTCATCAAAAATTGGAATACTACATGGGCGATTCTCGATGAAGGTCACGTCATTCGCGGTAGTTGGCTTAACGGTGAGAAGTCGCAGTCGCAGCTTGGACGTCGCATTCATGAATTGAAAGCGTATCGTCGGCACATTCTTAGCGGTACGCCTGTCATTAGCACGCTTGCCGATTGGTGGAACATCGGTCGATGGCTGCACGTTGAAGAGCGCGAATGGAAACAGTTCGCGAAAGAAACGCTCGTCATCATCTCCATTCAAGTTTCGCGCTACGTGCGGCAGAACAAGATCGTCGGTATTGTACCCGGTGCAGATAACGTTATCAAAGCAATGATCGAGCGGTGCATGTTACGCCGCGAGACCGAAGACGTTCTCTCCAACTTCCCCACGTTGCGCAAGATCACACGCAAAGTGAGAATGGAATCGCGCGAAGTTGCCAAGTACAACGACATGAAGAAACAGCACGAAGACGCGGTGAAGAAACTCGCTGCAGGTGACGAACCCGCAATCAATCCGCAAGTCGCACTCATGCGCATGGAACAGCTAACGAGTTCGATCCAAAGCAAAGTCGATTACGCCATGACGCTGATGGAAGAAGCTACCGGCGCAGGCCAAAAAGTTCTCATCTTCACGAAGCATCTCGAAACGCTGCGCATGCTGTACCGCGCACTCGAAAAGAAGAAGCAAACGTTCGTATACATCCACGGTGGCGTATCGACCGATGCAAACGCCGGGGAGCAAAGCGAGCGAGGCATCGCGGTACATCGCTTTCAAAACGACGCAGATTGCAAAGTCCTCATCGGCACAGCCCAGGCATGCCGGGTCGGTTTGACGCTCACCGCTGCAACGCTCGTGATCCTGATGGATGAGGAATTCACGCCGACGTACGTGCGTCAGCTAATGAAACGGGCACATCGTATCGGACAGACGAAGCCGGTGCTCGTGATCCGACTCGAAGCGGTGATCCCGGCAGGAAGCAAAATTAAGCGCACCATCGAACGACAGATACAGCGTCGATTGGAGAACAAAGCGGATATTCTTAGCGGTGTGGTTACTACTTCATCGTTCTCCGACAAAGAGATGGTCGCGCTACTTAAAGATGATGAATTTGAAGACGAAGACGAACCGGAAATCGACTAGACGCGCACGCATCTTTGTCGAGCATCCCGACCCTGGGCATCTGTACGACCTTGCGGAAGTGGCAAGCTATGTTGGACGCACAACGCAACTGCTCCGCGTGTACTACGGACAGAAGTTGCTCCCCGAACCAAAGCATTCGATCAAAGGCATAAAGAAAACCACGCGCAAATTCACGCTCGATGAAATGAAAATGCTGAAGTCGTTCTTTGCCCGCATCGGTTACGGTTCAATTTCAAAAGCACGCACCTACAAAAAACGGAGAGAAGAACTTGCCGAAATCATTAGCGAAAAGCACCCCGGTACCAATCGGTGATCCTCTCATCGATTTGTCTACCTACATCGATTATGACCGCCAAGAGAAAGAAGCGAAAAAAGCAAAAGAGAGTTTGAAGGCACGTATGCTTTCGCTCGTTCCACCTAAGCAAGAAGAGGAAGTTTTTGCGGCGTTTCGCCAAGGTAAACCCGGCGCATATATTGTCAAACGAATCGAGCAAGATCGTCGCACGTTCGATGACGACAAGCTGACGATGCTGCTGCTATCGAAGAACCTCTACGTTGGTGCGTGCAAGACGACACCCGACCACGAGAAAGTTTTGCAGCTTGTCGAAGCCGGTCGCATCAGCAAAGAAGAAATCACCGAATGCTTGACGGGAACGATGCCGGTCTACCCGCTTGTAAAGTGGGAACCGAAGAAGTAATGGAAAAGCGCGTCATTCAAGCCTACATTGACGTTATCACCCAAACACTTCATCTCATTACCGATTACGTTCGGCACGAGCACGCAGACGATTACACGCGACGCATCTTAGATCGTGTATCGAAAGTGCGTAACACCTTGAGTGATTTGCGCAAAGCACTCGAAAACAAAGAAAACTAACGCTTCTTTGCCGGTACCAATTCGCTTTGCGTGCCGCGCACTTCTTCGGTATGGTTCGCTGCCCACCAATCGTCGAACGCTTGACTCGTCCATCCCATACCGTGGCATCGAATGCACCATATCCACTGTTTGGGAATGAAGACCACGTTGTACCAACCGCCGTCGCCTTTGCAGTGACGACAGAGTTGCACCGTATTGTCTCTCACGTCGTTGGCGTTGGCGGTGCTTCTGATCCGCTGCCGGATACGATGATTGCGCGCCGACCATCCGGGAGCGTAACTGTATTCTCGATCCGCTTCTTTGCTTGTGCTGCACGATAGTACGCCGCTGCAGTTGCAGTGATCGAACCGATTGATGCGGGCGTGAATAAGAAGTTTGTAACGAACGCCCAAAGATTACCGTGCCCAGGTATGACTTGATACGCTCCGTACAGCGTACCGGTTGCCGTGAGTGCGCCCCATCCTGCCGACACAACGAACGACTGAATCTGGGCACGTGCAGGTTCGGGAATCGACGTCCATTCTTTTAGAAGACGGTCGATCATGGCGTTAGAAACAGTGCTTTCTCCGCCGCTCTTCGGCGAACAAGATCACTAAGCACTTGACCACCGGCGTACACCCAATGACCAAACTGCTCCGCTGCTTCTTTGAAGTTGCCCGCGTTCACTAACCGCATTAGCGTCGATCCAGCAAGTTGTCCGACACCTTCGTTGTACGCGAAATCAACGAGTGCAGCAAACTGATTCGGTGTAAGGTTCACTGCTGTAAGACTTTGCACACCCGCTTCGGCGGTTGCAAGATCAGCTTTGAGTAGCGCCGTCGCTTGCTCTTGCGTGATCGTCATGCCTTCGTGAACGTCAGGGCCGGTGTGGCCGTAGCCTATCGTCCAAACTTTACCGTACGCATCCCAATACGCGGTAAGTTCGCACCCTTCAAACTGTTCAGTGAGGGAGATTCCCGCTGCGTTGTCTTGTGGCATTGTCTAACCCCCGGTTGCGGTGTCCTTCGTTGCTATCTTGCAGGTAGTCGGTATCTTGGAGTCTTTCAGGAACGTTGCGAGTGAGTCTCGATCATCCTGCTGAAGTTCGAGGTCGCGTGCGGCGATAACCATATCTTCACGCGCAATATCAGCGTGCTTTAGATGCGACTCTAAATCTGCAAGCGCAAACTCTGCCGTCTCTTTATCCGTATCGATTTGAATCAGGTCGTGCAAATGTTTGACCGTACTGATTGCTCGCACTTGCCGTAGCGTACAATTTTCCGCAAGTGTTTTCTGTTCGCGCAAGTCTGCTGCATTCAAAGCTGCGAGATGAGCTTCAACCGAAGACAGATCAGTTTGTCCGCGTTCAAACTGATCGCGAAACTGAATGAGAATCGTGAAAGTAGCAACTGCAACGCCCAGGACAATAATGTTAAGTAGCCTCGCTGTAGGAGGAGGTCGCATTATGATCCTTGCTTGCGTTTCAGGTGTGTTGTTATCAGTCTTCGTGTCCAACCGTCTCAACTTCAATAGTTGTCTTGTTGAATAGCAAACCAAGAAAACCGCCGCTGATATATGCGAACGCGACGACGCCACCCAGGATCACGTACGTTTGTGCGTCGATGTGATAGTGTAGTGCTTCAGCAAAGCAAACTCCAATAAGAAGAATCTGCAATGTGATTATAGCCACGGCTCTTGTGACTCCGGTAAAGTTTCGTCTAACCTCGATAGTGGAGGCTGCAACGGCAAGGACTGTTGGCGGGGCTCCGTCGGAACTTTGAATGAACCGCTCCCTTCCATCGATGACGATTCCAACGGTTGAGATGGCGGGATCACTTTGTTGAGATTTGAAATGTCGATCAATAACGTTGGCGTGATTGTCTTCGGTTCGCGTATCTCGAAACGAAAGTGAAACCCCTGCAAGAGCGAACGCCAAGGGATGGACGCCGAACCCGCTCCGAGGAGCAATTCGATGAAAATTTTCAACAGATACGGGTTGTGCCCACCGTTCCAAAACGCTTCGTAGAGTGTACCTGCGAACCCGACTATCTGTGCTGCGACGATTAGCCACCGGCGCAATACCTCCGTAATATGCACGCGTTGCCTTCCCTGCGTGGCCGTGGCTCTATCATCATAACGTTGAAACTCCCTAACTCGTTTTCGGCTTTTCGTCGATCAGAAGTTTCTTACCCGTCTGGGAGAGACGCCCTCTAGCGAATTCCACAACGTCGGGATGAGTAATGTGAGGCAAGCATTCGGTGCCATAGCTGCCGAGCTTGCGTGCTTTGCCTTCCGGTGATTCGTTGATTAGATCAATGTGCGCTTGCAGCTTCGCCGCCATCTCGGGCGGAACGTTCTTTGCAAGTTCGATCATTGCAGCTAGATCAGCCGGATTCTTTGCGGGATTCAACACCCACATCAAACCTACTTCTCGTGTATTCTTGTTTTCGTGATCGACAATCGTATAGCGGCGACGAAAAACGTTTGAATCAATTGGCATTGTGGCTCCTTAAAGACCTGCGGCTGCGACTTGAGCTAGGATTTGCGCTTGAGTCAGGACGGTGCCGTTCCAAAGCCCGACCTTTGCCATTCTACCTTGTGCGTTTAGGATTTGCCCGTTCACAGTTTGAGGTGTGATACTGATACCGACGTTCAAAGCCTCCGCCCCGTTTATGTAAAGACTGCAGTTACCGCCGTTGTTGGTTACTGCTATGTGAACTTTACCCGGATTGAATGGAATGACGGTTTGGTACCATGCAACAAGCTGCGAAAGGAGCGCGAAGTTGATACCTGATCCACCCGAATAGGCACCAATGCAAAACGCTGCAGAAGTCGTACCGAACGCAAAGTTAGCAAAGGGCCCATTCGGAGCCATCGCCATCAGATACGATACGCTGAAATTACCTGTCGGTTGACAAGCGGAGGGGATGTATAACACCCCGCCCGATCCAGCACTAAAGCACGATGTTGCACCATCTTGAGCTAATCCCGGTGCTCCAAACGTAACCGTACTGCCGTTCGTCATCGGTTGACTCCCAACCACATCTGCGGCAGTTGTCGATCCCGCCGTATCACTGAGCGGCCAATAGTGTGTTGGCGATTGCGCTAAGACAACAGAATCGTAGGCTGTTCCACCGCCGCCGCCACCACCTGTTGCAGTCAGGTCAATGACCGAACCGGCTGCGCTAATTGCAACTGATCCGTCCGACGAGTCAAACGTAAGTGCGCCGGTAAGTGCTTCGAGTGACGTTACTCCGCCGCCACCACCGCCACCGGCTTCATTCTGCCATTTTCCGGTTGTCGAATCATACGTGAGCACTTCACCGTTTGTCGGCGAAGAAATTGCGACGTCGCTTAGTTCGGCAAGCTCTGTATCGCCCCCACCGCCGCCACCGCCGGTGCCACCTTGACCAATGCTGCCTTCGGGCAAAATGTTCTGATCGTCGTAATAGATTTTTTCAACGTCTGTTGTAGCTGCACAAAGAATGGAAATTTTTAACGGAAGATACGATTCAAGTACCGCATTGACCGATGTCGAAATCGGCGCACCATCAACGAACGTTGATAGAGTCGTCGTACAGCTACCCGGTACGGTTGAAACATCAATGATGATTGCAATACGGTGCGCTGCACCTACATTCGAATTAAAGCCACCTGATCCGTATGGCGCACCGACAATCGTACCAGGAAAACTTGTGTTTGCTCCGCGATAGCATACAGCGTTGCCGTCAGTTTGAACCACAATAACATACGCGTTTGTTCCGTCGTCAACTGCAATACCGATTGCACTTGAGGCATTTGATTTTACAACTGCGGCAAACTGCAATCGCCCAGGATTTGTCGGAATGGTAAACGCCGGAAGCGGGACAACAGCACTCGTTCCACCACCGAAAATCGTTGTAAGTGAAAGCCCTGTTGGATCAATCGTACTGTCGCTCGATCCGCTTGCGGCGGGAAACGGCCACGACCATGACGATGCAGCAATCGCGCCGTAGTGTGCTTCGAGTCGTGCTTTGGAGACCGCAAGCGAATAGAGCGCGAGCTTCTGCATTGTCAAAGGGCCACCAGCAATCAACGCAGGTGCGGCTCCGCTGTTGGCGGTGAAGCTGAAGTTACCGATGTAGGTCAGCGTACCGTTGACCCAAGTGTAGAGGCTCGTACCATCGTAGATCAGAGCGAAGTGATAGGCGGTGCCCGGCGTAACCGAAAGCACATTGGTATCACTAACGTCTGGAATATCGATGACGAGTTCACCACTCGTTAGCAAGACAAGCGCGAAGTTTGTCGTTCCACCACTTTCTTGGTTGAACAGCGTAACGTTTGCTGTCGGAATCGACGGCACACTGAAAAAGAATTCAACAGTCCACGGCGACGATAGTCTCGTTGCCATTGCTGAATCAAAGCTAAGATGCGATGTGTTATCCGCAAAGCTAATTGCCGGATCACCGTTCGCGAGCAAACTTGCTGCGTGGTACCCAGGTGAACCGCTAACAGTTAAACCACGATCAAAAACAAGATCGTGCGGTGATCCTGATGTATCCGAAAACGGCCAATAGTAAAGCAATCCCGCTTCAGCGAGAACCATATCATCGTACGTCGCAGGAAGCGCACCACCCGTACCTCCGCCGCCGCCACCACCACCTCCGCCGGATGGCGTAATGAATGAATACGGTTTACCACCGCTTGAGACATCAGCAAGCACTTTGCCGGTGCCTGCAGTGCCGAAATCAATATCGGTTAAGTCGCCAAGCGTTGATGCGCCACCACCGGCGGGCCCGGTAATGTTTGCAACGGCAGTCCATGCACTCGATTCTTGCTGATAGATTTCGCCGGTTGTCGAATCAAGATAAAGATCGCCATCATTGTGCAACGTCGTCGGTGTGCTCGATCCGACGTACCACATCGAACCATTTAGTCCGTTGGTGCCGTTCGTTCCATTCGATCCGTTCGTTCCATCGGTACCTGCGGGACCTTTGATGTTCGCAATTGGCGAACCCCATGCGCCTGACGTTTGCTCGTACACGTCGCCCGTTGTGCTGTTAAGGTAAAGATCACCATTGTTATGCAGTGTCGTCGGCGCACCGGCTGCAACGTACCACATGGTCGCTGTGCCGCCACCGCCGCCGGATATAGCTGCAAATGAATAAGCCTTCCCGGCGCTGGGCGTAGCAACGAGGGCATAGCCTAATGCAGATGTTGCAAAGTCAATGTCGTCTAGCCCAGACAGTGATTCTGCTCCGCCGACGCCTTCTTGCAATGCACCGCTGCTGATGCCGCCATACGTGCGGATGTCGCGATTACCAATAATTTGACCGGATGCATTCACGCTGAATTGCCACAGACGATGCACCGTTCGATCAGTCGGCAGCGTGCCTTTGATAACGTGCAGTGCCGGTCCATCAGTACCAACGCCAAACGTCGTTAGCTCGTTCTGACAGAATCCAATCTCATACGATCCTGCACCGCCTTCACCCGTGACGCCATCGACGAGTTCAACTGCGATGTTCGATCCGCTAGGATGCGAAACGAGTGTGTCGTTTGCGAAGAATGCCTTCGGCGGAGATATCGTGACATTACCGTTCGCCATCTAGCTTACCCATTCTCCGCCTTCGCGTACGAAATACGATTTGACTTGTGCGTTTGCTTGCCGATTCGCAAGTGCAGATTGCTGATTCTTCGATTGCACGATTGCATTATACGCTGCACCATCTGCATACGGACGCGGTGCTTGTAGCTGCACTTCTTGCTCGATCCGGTCGCCGGTGCCTTCGAGTACAAGATCGACTTCTACCGCGCGATACTGATCGTAGACTTGCGGCAGCGTCGGCGCGATACTCGTTCCATCCGCCTGCACGTACTGCTCGCCGGTTCCATCAACGCCCTTGTTGATGACGGAGAAGTATGCGCCCGCGCGTGCGAAGTCAGTCGGCACGAATTTGTAAAACTGCGCCTTTGGTTGCGGATACGCGTTGTCGAGTAAATACACCGTGCCATAATTGTCGAGCGACGCTTGCGAAAGAAGCACGTCGTTCGTCACACGTTGCTGACGCACGCCGTAGAGACTGATTGATGTCGAATCTTGGTAGGGCGAGTACATCTGCTGCTGCGTAATTGGATCGTTACCGCCGTAGAGTGCAATCTGATTGTAGACGTCAGCAACGCTGTTCTGCACGGTGTACGTATAGATCGTCTCATCTTTAATTTCTGTTTGAAACTGCGCAGGTATCTGCAGTCTTGGCGTGACGTACGTTAGCGCACCGTCAAGCGTATTCGGATCAGCTTGCGGTTGGATCACGAGCTTCGGCTTGCCACCGGCTTGACCGCGAATCCACCATTCGAAAATGTGGCCCGTGTTATCCGAAACTTGCGTCACGATATCGTTGATGCAGTCCGCGAGACCTTCACCCGTAAAATTCAACTGATCGAGATACACCGGCATCGAACAGACATAGGCAGCATCGAAGATCGATGAGTCCATGTACGTCGTTATCAAATGGAGCAAATACGCATCGGCGTAATAGTCGCCGTTATCTACGCCGTTCGGCTGCACACCTGGGCTAAGTATCTCACTCACGATTGCGCGATTCATGACGGTCTGATAGCCGTCACAATAAATGGTAATGTCTTCCTGATCCGGGTCTTGCGATTCAGGATCGAATTCGCTGATGCATCCGGTGTACCACGGGTCAACGCTATCTTCGAGATAGACATCGACGCGGTAATCGTAGTTGAACCAATTGACGTCAACGAACCGCTTTGCAACTTGGAACGATCCCCGACCTGATCCGCCGTTTACTACATCTGCGAAGTTGAACGCGATGCAGTACGTGACGATTGCCGTTAGCTCGTTTGCCGTGTTGAAGACGTAGATGCGATACTTCGTTGCGTCGGTAACAATCGCGGGCGTGTACGGCAGCATATAGATGCCGATATTCGCTTCGGTTGAGATGTACGAATCGAGTCGCGGCGTGAAGTTGTCGGCATTGGAAATAAGATCGACGAATGCAGCTTCGTCGCGGTCGGTTAAGTCATTGCTGCGAACGTTCGGAAGAAAACTCATTCAAAGCGCATCAGTACATGGGTATTTGCTTGTGGAATTGTTGGCGAGTAATCTTCATTGTTCAGTGCAAGGTACGTGTGCGATTCGCCGTACACAGTGATTGGAAATGTCTTGTAGATCGTAAAGTCAGTCTCTTGATAGATCAACGTATTGAGACCGTACGGATACGGACGAATGTTATAGCAGATAGGATACGCATAGCCCAGGTTGTTGCCGCTCGCCATCGTATCTTGTGCTTGATTGAATGCGGCGGGCCAACACGTATTCGCTTCATAGACATCATCGCCAGCGATAAGTGCTTGGCACCACGACAAGTTCTCTTCGGCGCAGTAGCCCATGAAGAGAACGCCTTCATTTGTATCCGTTCCGCTTGAATTTTTTGTACGTTCGAGGCTGAAAAAGATCGATGCAGAAAATAATGAACCGTTCCAAAGTGCAATCGTGCAGCGAGCGGTATCAGCACTGATCCAACAATTCAAAAGAGAAATGCCAACAGTTCCGGTACTGACGTTACTTGCAAGAAGGTAGCTATCCGTTGCAATCGATCCGGTAAAGTTACCTGCTCCATCAGTTGTCTGCCCGACTTGAACGACAATACCGGGCGAGGGTCCGTGACCTTCTACTGCATAAAACGCAACACGTAAAAAGAACGGAACCGTAGCTTGCAACGTGTCGCCAAACGCATACATGTTGTAACCGGACGTAAGCGCACCAACTGCAGGCTTTGTGCTTGTGAACGTCTGCTGCCCGGTATCACTCGTCTGTGTCCATCCGGCTGCCAGCAATTGCTGATTGATCGCCCATGCACCGATTCCAGCGTCGAGTGGTAATGCAAGTTTTGCAGCAACCGACATTACTCGTACCTCATCAGCAATGCTGTTGGGCGACGCGGATTCGTGTGCTGCATAAACTGCCCCTGATTAAGCGGAAGATACGTGTGGTCTGCGCCGTAAATCGGAATGGAAATCGGCGTGTACATTGCAACATCGCTTGAATAGTAAAGCTGTAATCCCATACCATAAAAGTACGGACGGAAGTTGAATGGCGTCACCGGCAATGCACCAATAGCTTCCGAATGAGAAAGCGTCGCTGATGCTTGGTTCAGTGGCGCGATATAATACGGGTTAAATCCGGCAATCGTTCCCGAAGCCGGAATAACCATATTGCCAATCGGATTAGGATTAACCGGAGATTCACCACCGCCGCCGCTGTACATCCATTGAAAGATGCACCCTTCATTCGAATCAGTTCCGTCAGAATTTTTTGTGCGCTCGATATTGAAAAAGAGATTGCCGTACAGATCAGGACCTTCACCAATTGCAACAGCAATGCGATTCGTATCGCCGCTAATAAAAACGTTCTCTGATCCATCATACAGATTACCGGCCGGAATCGTACCGTTGCCGCCGCCAGGACGCATTTGAACAGACGGACTAATGTTTGATCCGCATGTTACTTGAAGAACATACGCAGATGGATTAAAGTTGAAGTCGCCACTTGCATACTGCAGTGTAAAACTAATCGGTACGGTTGATTGAAGCGTATCAGCAAACGAATATGTTATTGACGGTGCAGAAACAAAGCCGCCTTCCGAACCGTGCTCCGTGTAATAAGCACCTGACGCAGTTGCCGCCGTGTCGGGCGTCGTTGATCCTGCTGCTGTAATTCCACATCCGGTGATTCCAGAGTGTATATTCTGAAGAGATTGGAGACGCGTAATGTCAACGGTTCCGTCACCATTTTGCTTTGCGACCTGCCACCACTTAACGTTTGTTGCAAGTACACTCATATCAAAGCCACGTATCGTTCCAGCTAATAGCGAATGAGTAATTTGGCGTTCCCGTTTGCATGCGAACAGCAAACGTCTGGGTTCCAGGATCGTTAACGGCAGCTTCAACGTACGGAAAAACTTCGCTGAAATCGACGTCGTTGTATAGGTCCGTCGTCGGCTGAATGTACTTCAGTGCGTTGATCGACTGTCCCGTGTGGTAATAGATTGCTGCTTGCGACCGATGTTCTGGGCGAGGATCGCAGTCGATGATGAGTTGATCCGTATCGTACATCGCGAGCAATGAGAATTTGATGTTAAGCGAACCGAGACTGCTTGACATACCGATTTGTGGGATGCCGCCATTCGCCACGGTGTTGTCGGTGCCGTGACACGTAATGATGATTTTGGGATACGCGCGAATGTTGCCCGCATGCGAAATGGTGAATGCGTGATTCGCATTGTCGGTAATGGGGTCGATTGAATACGTGTTCGGATTCGTGCTGTAGTAACGAGGATCGTCGGCAATGAACTTTAGGTCCCACGTCGAGTAACGCATCAGTCCGCCGTCTTGAAACGGAGCGTTATCGAATTCGCTTAGATACGCAAGGCAGTATCGATCATTCGTACACCAAAGCGGTTGTCGCCCAGCACGCTGCAAGAATGATAACTGCGTACGTTCGGTCTCAAGATCGTGTGCAGTCACAAGCGGTGTATTGCTTGCACCAATAAGCATCGATCCGACATCAACCGTAAGTTCGATGTCTCGTCCGCCGACGCTACCGTTTGGCGGTATGTGATCGCCGTAATTGAACGGCACGTGCTTACGATCCGAAACCATTTTGAGATTGTCGGACTTCTTCTGCGCCGTTAATGGAAATCGATACGACCCAAAACTGAATTGGGCCGTATTGATTAGCGGGTCGCCAGGAGTATATGTGCTTAGATCATTGGGCGCAGGCATTACGTCCGTCCTTGAATGTTGCCGCTATTGCGAGATGTTTGCGCCGCAATGCGTGCGAGGTCTGATGCATGTTGTGTTAGCACAGGCTGCAATGCTGCCGTTGCATCTTCTTGGCTTAATCCCGTTCCAGGGGCAATGGTAATCGTAACGCTCGACGATACACCCGCCGTTGGATTGCCCGAAGTTGGCGAAGCACCGCCAACACTGTATCCACCACCGGTAGTGACGACTTGACCGTTACCGTAAAGCGAAGCAAGGTTGACGTTCTCATTTCCAAAAGCATTTGCGAGATTGCCGGTTGCTGTTTCGAGACCTTGTGCAAACTGTTCAAGTGCAGCGTTCAATGCATCGTAACGATGCGTTCCGCTTTGTCCTTCGACACCGCTGAAGCTGATATCGCCGATGTTCTTGCCGTGTACGGCTGTACCTGATCCGGTTGCACTCGCACCGAAATCTTGCAAGTCTTGGTTATAGTCGGCGGCTGAAAGACCCGTGTCTTTCATGAACGTCGCCATACCTTTGCTTAGTTCTTCTTCAATCGCCGATTCGCCGGTTTGACCACCGAAGACTTGCGAAAGTCCGCTACTCTCGGTGAATGACTGTCCGTTTGCTCCGGCGGTGCCTTCAATGTTTGCGACGTCTTGACCGTAGTTTTGCGTATCGTCGATGTCAGGATTTTTGTATGCACTTAGATGCGGACCAAAGAATGATCCGATGACGGTGCCGAGCGCATTACCAATTGCACCACCAATCGGACCACCGAAGATCGTACCGGCAATGTCGCCAATGCCGCCAAGCGTTTGCGATGCAGTGCCGCCTTGGCTTAGACCTTGGAACAGTTCGAGTCCACCGCTGATGTAGTTGCCGGTATCGAGCGACCCGGTTGACGCACCCGCCTTCATTTTCGCCATCGTGCCGAAGATGCCAGCAATGGACCCGGCTGCGCTCACGAGCGAACCGCCCACACCGCCAATCTTTGACCCCAGGATCGACGTCAGGTTCGGGATAAGCGACGTCAGGGTCATCATGGTCCCGTTTAGCTGCGTCGTCGCTGTAGAGGCTGTTTTCGTCGTCGTATCGAGGTTCGTGAACGCGGAGTAATCCTGCGTCGATGCGACACCGCCAGGATTGCCCGCTTGATCCGCAACCGCATCTGCGCCAACGTCGGACGCTGGGGTATCTAGCTCCGCATTCGCCATTGCATCGTCGTCGCTCGACGACATGCCAATCGATTGTGCAAACTTGGTTAGTGCGTTTCCGCCACCCTGCGCAGCACTCGACGCAGCTTGCTGCATTTGCGCCGTGAGATTTTGAATTGCAGTAATGAGTTGGCCGACAACTGTGTTGTTACCCGCGACGGCAGAATTGTTTGAATCAAGCGCACTGTTAACAGTCGTAAGACCGCTTGCAGTCGTCTGATTCGCTTGCGAATTCTGCTGCGTGTTCTCATTGTTTTGCTGAAGTAGCTGATTGTTTTTGTCGGTACTTGGATCAGCTTTCTTTCCGCCAAGACCAAACAGACCTTTGATCCATCCGACAGGACCGGCCGTTTGCTGCGCAAGTGATTGCCCCATCATGAGGCCCATCAAAAGTTTAATGCCGATGAGAATGCCGACAATTTGACCGATGCCGGTTGACATCTGATCGAAGCCTTGCATTACCTCATCGTTAGGGTTTTGCTGCCCTTCGAGACTCGCCCACTTGCCCGAATTGTACTCGTTCATTGTGGGAAGATCGTGCGTAATTTGCAGAAGCGGTTTGGTATCGTTGTTGAGACCGTTCAGCGTATCGTTTAGAAGCTGAATTTTTTGGATGTGCAAACCGAGAACGTTCAAAACTTCCGCGATGATGTTGAACATTTCAAGAAAGACGTCGGTAATTCCAATGAGAATCCCGAGCAAGAAATCGACAACCGGCCGCAGTGCATCGAATACCTGGGCCAAACGAGACGTTATCTCTTCGAATGCTTGCTGAATGTCATGGAAGCTACGCGACTGCTCGAATAGCGAAATGAAACCTTGCGTCAGGTTGACGGTCGAACCTTGCAAGCCTTGGAAAAGTGAATCGAGTGTGCCGCCGATTCCCGATTCGATCAGCTTCGCAAAGGCATCTCGCGTTTGCGTAACCTTCTGCGAGGTTTGAACTTGATCGTCTTTGTATGCATTCTGCGCAACCGTTAGCGCGTTTTGCGCACTCGTTGCAGCTTCAACCGCCTGATCGTACTTTGCTTGTGCGGCTGTGATTGCTTCGATATCGCCGACTTGCTTCTGCGCGTTTAGCTCGCGAAGTGCTTGCGCCTGTGCATTCTGCGCATCGACATTCTGCATCGTCGCAATGGTAATCGCGTCAATATCTTGGGCGAGTTGACCGGCTTCCTTATCTGCGCCGTCGTCGCTGCCTTTCTTTGGACCCGCAACCGCTGCATCTTGCGTATCAATCTGCTCTTGCGTCTTGATCCGTGCGATAGCAATGCTTGTCGCGAGGTCATGCTCTTTCTGTGCTGCCTCTGCTGCGTCCGTATACGTCTTGAGAATCTTTTCACGTGCAGCTAAGACGTCAGCATTCGTTGCTTGACCAAGCGAACGTAGCTTTTCAGTGATCGATAGCTCTTGTTCGAGTGCTTTGATTTCCGCGCCGTACGATCCGGCCGTCTTTTCTTTGTCGGCGTAGTACGCACGCTGCGCTTCGAGACCGGCAGCACGAACCTTGTTTAGTTCTTGATTAAGTTCGGTCTCTTTGATAACCGCTTGCTGTTGCTCTTGCGCATAGCCGCGTGCCGCATCGTGATCCGCACGTGCGTCTTTTGCGGTACCCGCTGATGCACCGAGGGCGTTTGCTGCATTACGTGCAGCACCAAGCGCACCGACAAGACGTGCCTGCGCAACGAGTTCTGCGTTTGCTGCGCGCAACTTCTCCGCATACGCTGCTGCAATCTGCGCGGGCGATGCGTTCTTGCCCAGGGCAGCAATAGCGAGGTCCGCCATCTTGACGGCATTTTCCATTTGCGCAAACGCAAGTTTCGCCGCGTCAACAGCATCCTTAATCGCGTCAAGTTTGCTGCGCTCCGCATCGCCACTTGCTTTTTGCGGTGCGTTTAGGCTACTCGGTGCTCCGTGTGTTCCACCATCGTCTTTCGGTTTGCCGTTAGGGAACATCGCATCGATTGCAGCTTGTGGATCGAGGGAGATACCGCTAAGACCGTAGTTAAGCGGTTTGGAAGTTGTATCCGGTCCACCGCCAAAGCCACCGCCTTCATTGCCGTCTGCGAGATTCTTTTTCTCAAGCGCGAGACGTCGTGCTTCACTTGCTGCGGAGTTGATCGAGTCTGCGTAATCGCGCATTCCCTGGGCTGCAGTATGGGCGTCGTCGCCGCTTTGTATCAACCCGAGCGACAGATCATGTAACGTATCGAGGAACGTGCCAATAGCATCGACGTCGTTTGCAATGCTATCGAGGAGTTCGCTGAATCCATCTTTGAGATGGTTCCATGCCGTAATCCACGTGTCTTGAATAAAGTTTGCAACGTTGTCGAAATTCAGTAAGAGATAGACAAGACCGGCAACGAGTGCGGAGATGCCAAACGTTGCTGCAGCTTCCGCAACACTAACGCCGGTGAGCGCAACGATTGCAGCATTCGCACCTTCGACGAGATACGTTGTGAGTGCTTCAGCGAGTGCGCGTACAGAGTTAACGCCCGCGAGCGCAAAGCCAAGCGAGACGTCTGCAATAAGCTGCTTGAGTGCGAGTAAGCCAACGAAGACGGCACCGCCGGTGCCAACTGCGGCAGCAAGCGACAAGAGCGTTTGCACGTACGCTTCGACGGTCGAACGATTGCGGTTCATCCAATCGATGATATTGGCAATATCGTCGATCAGGGCAGCAAACGCTTTTGCGGTATTGTCGATCCCCGCTAGGATGTCATCCCACGGAATGCTTTCGATTCCGTTCGAGAGATTTCCAAACGCTTCAGCAACGAGTGGACCGAGCACGGCAGAGAGATGTTCGAATGCCGGTGCAAGATCGTTAAGCACGATGTCGCGTGCCGCTGCCATGACTTCGCTTGCGCGTTCGAATGCATCCGAGAATGCGTTACCGAATCCTTGAACGGCAGTACGAACGCCCGCGAAGTTTGTCTGATACGCAACGGCAAAGACGCCGACCGTGACGACCAAAGCCTTGAGGATTACATTCCAATCTTCAAGGAAGTCAAGAAGTTCTCGACTGATGAGATTCTTCGCAAAGAAACTGCCGACCGTTTCGAGACCTTGCTCGAATGCAAGAAACGACGCAGATAGCGCAGCAAAAAGAATCGCCAGCTTTTGTTCGCTACTTAGATTTTCAACAGCTTGATAAAAGCGCATCGTCGCTTCTGCCAAACTCGTCATGACCGGAATTAGCGGCGCTGCGATGTTAATGAAAAACGCTTGCGTCGATTGGTCTAATTGCTTTAGCGCACCATCGAGGTCTTCTAATCGCGAAATCAATTCGGGTGGAATGATTGCGCCCATGTTGTCGGCTTGACCCATGAGGTCTTGAATGCCGGTCTTACCTTGCGTGAGTATAGGTAAGAGTTTCGCGCCTAGTCGTTCACCGAATAGTTCTGATGCAGCACGCGTCTGCTCCGTCTGTGTGCGTAGATTGGAAATCTTATCCGCGAGCAATTGGAAGTTGGTGATCGCGTCGTTACCAACCATGCTCTTCGCGGAGATGCCAAGCTGATAGAAGACCGAAGATGTGTCCTTGGTCTTCTGGGCAGCTTCGACGATCCGGTTTTGCATCATTGCAAGCTGCTGCGTTGATTGTTCGCTTGATACGCCGACGCCGCGCATTGCGAATTCAAACTCTTGCAGCTTCTTCGGATCGTCGCCGGTGATTAACGATAGCGTGCCGATGTTCGAAGCATACTCTGATGCTTTGTCAATCGTGTCGCGCATCGTATCGAGAAACTGTGCTGCGAACGCGGCAGCGACAAGCGTCAGTCCTTGACCGAAGCTACGTCCTGCCGACTCGCCCGCTTCACCTAGCTTGTCGCCGGTTTCTTTTGCACGCTCTTCAATCCCGGTGAGCGCACCTTCAGCCTGATCCGCACCGGCTTTGAGTGAATTACCTAACTGATCCGCAAACTGATTGATGCCTTGAACCGCATCGGAAATCTTCGATAGCAGTTCAATGACAATAGTTTGGTCTGCAGAATCAGCCACTTATTCGTTCACTCCTTTCCTTTTTCCATGACTCGACCGTTTGCACTTTGCCGGTCTTCAATCGATCATGTTCGGCTAGTACAATATCCCGAATGTCTTCAGGTAGATCGTCAAACTTCGTTTCTTTGAATCCGGCTTCAGCGAGTGCGGCGACGTCGAGTTCTTCCGGTTCCGGTTCCCAATCGCGACCGACGTAACCGATGATCCGTTCTTTGATTCCGTTCTCTGCCCGCACTTGAGATTGCATCTCTTCAATTGCGAGCATCATTTGCGGGAACGTTAACTCTTCCCAGATGTACGTTTGCGTCCAACCGTAGAAGTGCGCAAGAACGTAAACTGCGCTTGTTATTCCTCCGTCGAAGGCTCCGTATTCGCTGGCTCCGGGTCCTCCGCTTTGCTTGCGCTTTTTTCTTGCGGCTGCTGCGGCGGCTGCTGCGGCGCGCGAGCTTTTGGGCTGAAGAGTAGATTGAACATATTCTGCTCCATGAAGTGGGGCAGAATCGTTAGCGTGTCGGGTACAAGATCGAGATGTTCGTCAACCCATTCTTCAGTAATCTGCGTGTTGCCGCGCGACAAGATGAGATAGAGTAAGCGCGGAATCTTGGTGACGTTCTCGCCGAATGCATCGAAGACGTCAACGATGTTGACGGTACCGCTTTGCTGCTTGCGGTACAGATCAACAATTGGGAGCAACGTGCTACGCAACACTTGATAGGCTTCGATGCCTAATCTTGGATTGAGAGGTTTGATGATGACTTGCGTCGGAGGATTTCCAATCGTCACGAGCGCGACCGATGCTTTGATCGCGGCGACCTTATCAGGATCAGCAAACATCTTGACGACGTTCTCGGTCTTCACTCCATTGCGTTCGGTAACTCCATTGCGCGCGTCGCGCATCTTCTGAAGTTCCATCGCGTCCATACTCACGGGTTACTCACAATCAGTTGTGGAAAAAGTGGCTTGCTAGAGGAGTTTCGAGTGGGATGAAGACGGCAACTGCGATAGTCCATGACAGTTTCTTGCGCGTGATAGAAATCGAAAGGGCACGCGTTTGCAACGTTGAAAAGTTATCGGATGCTACGCACGTTTGATAGTGCGCAGCGACGTACGTGATTGAAAGGAATTCCAAAGCCACGATGCACAACGCAACGAAGAGCGCGACGGCAACCGCTCCCCCGCCTGCCGCAACCGGCGATGACAAACCGAAATCCAAACGTGGCGGCGCACGCAAGCCGCGCGAGGGTTTCGTCAAAGTAGCATTCGAGATTCCAAGTGAAGAGCACGCGACGCTCGTCAAGATGGCTGATGAAGATGACCGGGGTCCGAATGACCTTGGACGCGTCTTCACCCGCACCGCTATCCGTAACTACACGCAGAAGGCAAGCGCCGCTTCCTGATCGAAAGCGACGCCCGCCAGGGTGAAGTGAAACCGAGGGAGAGAGCCACGTCAGAGTAATCTGCGTGGCTTTCTCTTTGGCTTCAGTCCGGGATCGTGATCGTTGGTAGCTCCGTCGCGTTTCCGCCCCACGCTGCGAACACGTAGCGGCGAGCGAACGTCATCGGAACGAACCGCCGCTCCCGTCCATTCTCGACCGTCACCTTGACGGCAAAGATGTCAGCGACCTGATCGTAATCTTCTGGGCCAATCTCGCCCTCGACTTTGACGGCGTTCCAATGATCCCCATCGATTGACACGTACAGCACGCCGGGGTCTTCGTTGTCGATTGGCTTTGCTTGATAGATGTAGCGCATTACACTAAGTCCTCCGCTGCGACGCCGAGACCAAGCATGTACTGACGCCATGCGCATAGGTAATGCGTTATGCCAAACTCCGTGTACGTGTATCGATCACCACGTTCGAGTTTCTTGCTGCAGATGCAGCACGGAATCTCTTGGTGCTTACGGATCGCTGCGCAGTCAATGTGCTTACACGGTTTGCTGCAGCAATTCGGTTCACCCATGAAGTTTGGAATTCCGATTGGTTGTGCCATTTGATTTTTCTCCTGAGATGATAGGTTGCGTGATTGCGAACCATACCTCATTATATCAAATGGCACTTTAGCAAAATGCAAAGAATGGTAATCAGTGCGTCGCAATCGCTTTATCCACGTTGCGTTTTGCTTCAAACGTCGGGGTATTGACATAGATGGAATAAGCGAAAGCGCCGCACTCTTTGCTCAAAAGTGCGACGCAATCGCCCTATCCACGTTGTCGAAAAATTTTTTAAGCGGGTGTTAGCGGAGTTGGCTTTGTCGTCGTCAATTCGCCAATGAGATAGATAGGTTTGCCGCCAACTGATCCAATGGTAATCGTCGCGGGAAGATCAACGTTTTGACCCTGTTCGAGTTCCGCCGTGTCGATTTGCACTTCACCTTCGATTTCAACGAAGTCCGCAAAGATCGTTCCGATGTTGAGAGACATGCGTGTGGCCTTTCAATGAAAAGAGACGCGAGCATTGCGCCCGCGCCTCTCCTGTTTGGTTATCGGTCGGCCGATTCCTAGCTGTCGCTGTTGACGAGGAAGAAGCTGCCCAGGTTGCCCGACGCATCGATGAAGGCTTGGTAATCCAAGTCCATACCGGTGAAGTCGTCGAGTTTGAAGTCCATCTTCAACGACGGAGCGAGACACGAGTTGAAGCGCGTGATAAACTGCTGCACTTCGTTCGTGTACACGTTCTTACCGAGGCCCATCAGCGTTAGTTGGAACGTCGGTGCGGTATTCATACCGACCTGGGCGAGTGAGATTTTCACATTGCCGGTCGATACGGACGGAGTGTACAGATACGTGACCTGTACGACGCGCGATGCATCGCCTGCAACGAACGTCAACACGCCGGTCGTGTCGTTGATCGAGTACGCGCCTGCAGTCGGTGCAACGAGCGTTGCCGATGCTTCCGAACCCGCTGCTACACGCTGATAGAACACCGGCGTCGAAACGCTGCCATCGGGAATCAGTACCGTTACGATTTCCGAACCGGCTTCCATCGTGGTGCCGTTCGATAGCGTAATCGTGTACGTCGTCGTTGCCGGAACGCTGTGCTGTTCTGCAATCGATGCTTGCGGTGCGCCGGTTGCAATCGTCCCCGAAAGGATCGTGCCGAGCACCGTAGGCCAAAGCTGCATGAACGAAACTTTGCCGTCTGCCGTACCCTTACCGTCAGCAACGGCAATCGGGTAACGATAGGGACCGCGAAGTTCTTTGAGATCGACTTTTAGTTCGACCGATGCCGATTGCACGACACCGAGTTCAACGGGCTGCCCGCCGCCTGCCGGAATGAGACGAGCGCGCCCTGCACCGAAATTGAACACTGTTGTTTATCCTTTCGATTCTTCAGGGAGTGTGTTGTGTTCGACGGTTTGCGGTTGCTCCGTCACTTCTTGAGGCTGTGGCTTGACGATAGGTGTTTTACTTTCGCCCGTTTGAACCAAACGAAGATTGTCTGATTCATCCGATTGATACGCGAACGAAACGATATCAATATCGTTCGTGTCGCTTAGTACGCGCACGGTAGGCGAAAGATGTTGACCGTAGCGCAGTATGCTTAGTTTGACCGAACCTTTGGCTCCGACATCGACAGTCTCAATCTGCACGCCACCGGACATCGTGTTCTGCCAACGCACTTCGCAGATCGAGTTCGGTGGAGCACCATTCAGGTAAACGTCAAACTTGCCGGTGGCAGGTATGAGTTTCGCAAGTATTTCCATCATAGAACGGACACTCTCCTAACTCGCAATGTGTGCGAAGTTCTGAATCCATATCGAATATTCGCTATGGATGTGGTACGCTTTAGCAGTTTCGTCGAACAGATCGTCGCGTAAGTGCGTTCGACGTACCTTGTAAATGCTAAAGTATTGCGACGATAGGTTTGCGTTTGGCCCGCGCAAGATCGAATAGTCAACCATGTTGTAGATGTCGTACGCTTCGTCTGTCGAGTTTGTACTCCACACGCACACGGCAATTCGCGGACAATCCATTGTCGTTGCGAATATCTCGTGCTCTTGAAAGATACCGCGTTCGGTTATGTCACCGAATCGCGCAACAGTCACATGAGGATACGGAACGCGTTCGTCTTTGTCGCGGTAGTGGTATGGAAATACCGCCGGAATGCCTGACGAATCCTCACCGAGCAACGACGTGATTGCCGACGTCGCAAGTATCTCTTGGATCAACGATGCTTGTAGAACCTGACTCATGGCGTTACCACCGTGAGCGGTCGCGGTGGATCGACAATCATTGCATAGCAACGAACGAATGCAATCGTCTCGGTGGGTTCCAAGCGTTCGCGAATTTCAAACCACGATCCGACCGGCCCAGCGAGACGAAAAGACGATAGCACTTTCACTACATCGCGCACGTTGATATCGGTATTCGCATAGAAATGAATCACATGCGTAATGAGATTTTCAACGCCGGTCTGCAAGAAGTAGATGTCGTCTTTGAGTGGTGCGATGTCGCAAGGATAGACTTTGTTCGTCATCGTCCACGCTTTGGTGGATGACGTGTTCTTGCCGGTCGGTGGCGTTAACGTCATCTCCGCAAGCTGCACGCGGAACGTTAGCTCCATTCGTGGCTTCGCATTCATTGTTCCAGCATTCACAGGCATGGCTATCGTCTCGGCGTAATCGGACGTGGCGACATCTCACGTATGCGGAACGACGGCACAAGCTGCGTCCCAGCACCGGAGTAATAGCTATTGCGCTCCGCGTCGCCTTGCTTCATGAATTCCTGGGCCAACGTCATGAACTTGCGTGCAATCGAATCACGCTGTTCATCTCGCTCTTGCAAACGTTGGTTGTACCACAAACCTGTTTGCGTCGATAAGCGCATGCAGAAGCCTGCACACGCGTATGCTTTCAACGCTGGTATCAATCCCTGCGGGAACGTCGTTAGATCAGTCTCGACGTTTGCTGCGCCGGTCGAGAGGTTTAGCTTCGAGAGACCGCTGACGACAAACTCTTGCCACGTCGAATCCGGCAGTAGATAGTAATAGTACGTGACGTACAACGTCGCTGCCGGTGGATCGACAATCGTTAGTTCCCCAATTGGTTCGTTCACTGTGTAGCCCGCCGGTGTTGCAAGTACGGTTCCGTCTGCAATCACACTTTGCGTTCCGCCGGGAACGATTGGGTAGTTGACGACTGCGAAGACCTGATTCGTGCCGTTGATGTCGTTGCCGATGTCGTTGTTGTCGAGTGATTCATTACGCGCCAAGTTATCCGTAGGACCGTCTCCTACAGATAACCGTGCGCTTAGAATCACGTCGGCAAGTGCCATCGTTACGCTACAGTCTCCACCATTGCTGTTAGTTCTTGACGCAAACGAAGAAGATCGTCGCGTTCGAGTTCGCCATCGACGATAGCGAGGAACGAACATCCGACCTTGTTTTGGTAAACTGCCGTAGCTGCAAACTCGCGCTTCTCGTCAATCTCTTTGTCGATCACTTCATCAACAAGATCAGTGTACTTGCGTCGGCGTGCAAACGAATGCACGAGCAAACGCTCTTTGGGGTAGAACCGGTCGTACGTCATGTCCATGCCGCGCGTAAGCGGAATGTCTACGCGGAACGTCATGTTGATGATGTGAGGACCGAATGGAAATCCGCAAAACGTTTCGAGTGCGTCTTGCAGCGTGTCGGGCGAACGGTGCAGATTCGGTTCGTTCTCTTCGGTCGTTCGTTCGGTGCTTTGATTCATTCCGCCGAACGTTCCCATTCCGCCGTTATGCTTTGACATTGCGTTCGATCAACAACCGTCCGAAGTAACCGACTGCAATTCCGACGATGACGAGGATTGTGTGTAGCGTTGGTTCTGACATGTGGCTTCCTTTAGGCGGTAAGCGCCGCAGTGAAGCCACACACTGCGACGCCTACCTTTGAATTACGCACTATCGATAGTGGCTTGTGCGTTTTTACGAGTTGCCGTAGCCGCAATAGATGTAGCGGTATTCGAGCACTGCCGTCTGATAGCGACGACGCACACGGTACCGATACTCATCCCGAGCAAACGACTCGCCCGCATCGCGTGCTTCCTGCATCAGTTCAAGCGGATCACGATCCTGGAACACGATGCTCGTCGGATCGATCAGGAACCAATACGACGTCGGAAGGAACCGCGAAACCTTGAGTTTGTACAACCCTTGCAACGGGTTCATGGTCATCGTCCAACCGGTGAGCCCTGCGGCTGCGCTTGAAGCGGTTTGACCGGCAGCACCCGGAACAGACGGCTGCAGCGTCGAGTTCAATAGCTTTGCAGCATTGAACTTGTCGGCGGGCGATACAACAAGGATCGACGGCTTGACCATGATACGGTTGCCAAGCGGATCGACCATTTGATGCATTGCGATGTCGGCAGCTTCGAGTGCCGTTTGCGACAACAGCACGTTACCTGCGGCCGGAGCATTTCCAATCGTATTCGTATACGATTGCCCAGCTACGCCGGTGAGACCGCGACCGAGCGGAGCGTTCGTGAAGACATCGACGCCATTGACGTCTGCTTCTTCCTTGTAACGCATGCGCGAACCGAGTTCGGTCGCCTTCTGCGAAATCTGCCCCGTTTGATCGTCATCGACAAGTTCGCGTTCGAACGAGAGGATGCGACCGACTTTCTTGTTGACGACTTCAACGTCGAGACCGGCGAGGCGCGAGTCCTCAAACTTACCGCCGAGCGGCACGTCCTGGGGAATCTCGACGCCGTAGAGTGGTGCATACCATTCTTGACGGTTCTTCGACGTGCGCACGTTGACGTAATCGGTGTAAACGAAATCGTCCACCGATTTGTACGCATCGAACATGAAATTCTGCACGCCGTAGCGTAGCAGTGCGCCGAAAACGGTTTCGGAGTTTGCTTCGCGAAACTTGTTCGCGACTTTCTCCGCGTTCTCGGACAGTTTCTTGAACGAGAAACCGTCAGCGTCATACGGAATCTTCTTTGCATCGACGCCGTACTTGCTGATCGATTCAGCGAGCTTACCTTGAACCTTTTCGATAGCCGCTGTCTGCCGTTCGAGTAAATTGGTTTTCGCCACTTTTTTAGCCCTTTCTGCTTTCAGCGACTAGATCGAAGCGAGCGGGAATGCAGGCACGAGCCACACTTGGATTTCTCCGTTGGTGGTGCCGGTGATCGACTGCACACCGTTCATCGTTTGGTATGCGGGAAGAATTGCGTAACCGACGCGCGTACGCCCACCGGTTGCCGCAGTCGTGATCGTTTGAACGTCCACCTGATCGTTCCAATAGACTTCGGTGAACATTTTGTACGTCTCACCGGAAGTCGTCTTCAATCGAACGATGTTCTTGTTGAAGATTTGCAACGTGTTGAGTGCGTCATTCAACGATGCAACGGGATTCATTTGTCCCGCGATACCGATGAATCCACCGCCGGAAATCGCCATGTCAGCGAGAACCGCCGGTGTGCGAAGTCCGCCGTTACCCGAATTCAGTGCCGGGTCCCAAACGACGATATCGCCTTGGTTGATAGCCTCGCCCGCGCCGATTGGAATACCGGCAAGCGAACCATCATAGGTGTCAATCGCGCACGGATTGCGCGACGTGGTTGCAGTTAACGGCATCGGTTAGTCCTCCACCAAGCCCAAGAGAATAAGCGAAGTGTTTTCCGACTTCTCCGATTCACGCAATGGAATCGAACCGCCGCCCGCACCTGACGCTTTGCTGTTTGCGCCGCCAACCGATTCGATGAATTCCTCGGTTCCCCGAATGATGTCATCCATTTCAGTTGCCGACTTACCGACCATATCCGACAGAGTGCGTTTGAATGCACCCGGCGGAATCTTCGATTCGCGCAACTTGGCCGTTGCAAGCGCGACGCTTTCACGCATCGTCTTCTCGGCCTGAAGCTGCGCGTTCTCGCGACGCAAGCGCGCGAGTTCGTCTTCGCCACCGCCTGCAGCTTCGGCGAGTGCTTTCTGTTTCGCAGCTTCAAGCAAACGATTCTGGGCGTCTGCTGCCGCTGCTTCGCGCTTCTTCGATTCAGTCTGATCGCCATCGGAACCGGCGGGGTCTGCATTGTCCGTCATCCACTTCGACTTTGCAGATTCATCCATCGATTCCCAATTCGATTTCTTTGCTTCACCGAATTGCGCGTTCCACTTCGTCTTCTGTCCCTCGGACATCTGATCGAGACCGACTTTGTTGTTTGACGAGCCCTTCTTGGACATGTCATCAACGTCGCCTTGTGCTTCTTTTTTCGCCGCTTCCGATTCGCGAATTTCTTTCGCAATCGACTTCAAGACTGCCGGATCAACTTCTTCGCCTTCCGCCAGCTTTTCGATTTGCGTAGCGGCATCGACTAGCTTTAGTCCCACTGTTGCTCCTTTGTGAGAACCGCTACGGTTCTCTACGAGTTGGAGGAATTTGCCGCCGCGCGCAGGCTTCGTCACCATGTCTGCACTGAACGCTTCGGTTATCTTGGTTACGTCGTTTACTTGTTGACCATTCCGTTCGTTAGGTGCGGTGTCACCATCGGCGTTAATGGAAATGCCGACATACGTCTTCTCGGGAAATTTTTTGTTGTAGTCGATAGCCTCTTTGATGAGGCCAAGCGCCCAATCACAACCCTCTTGAATTTTGAGTTTCGCGCGGATCGTGACGCCATTTTGCGATTCGATGATTTGGTCATCGAAGTAATAGCCAATCAGATCACGTACCGAACGTTCCGGCCGGTTCTGATCGTCAAACTTTGAAGGATGGTCTGCGTATGCTTGCGCACCATCGAAGACGCCGTTCTTAACAGCGTCGCGTAATGCTTCCGGCGTGTAGAAATGCTTGTCGCGCCGATTGCCCAAACCTTCGTTGATGATATCGACGCTGAATGTACGCGCGGCCGGATCGTACGAACCTTCGATAAACTTCGGAAAGAACGTCAGCGTTTCGATCAACGGTTTGTTCGGATCAGATTCGCGGACTTTCTTCATCTTCAGAAGCGTGTTTGGTAATCCCTGAAGATGTTGATACGCCGTGTCGAGATTGCGTTGAATGTCGTGCGCATTGCCGGTGCCGTGTGCATCTTTTGCTTGCTGCAATGATGCCATAGCCTTCGGTGCGTTTGCGTTCTGCGAATGCGACGTGTGGATCATCGCGCTATCAATGCGACGCCCAGCTTCATCCATGTCATTCGAGTTCGTTGCAATCGACGCAGCGAGTACGTGCTCGCGCGCTTGCGCCGTGTGCTTGTCGGCGGCAAACTTGCCGGTCGCTGCACGGTCGGCTTCGTTCATACGATCCTTGCGAATCTTGATCGTCTTGCGCGGCAGCGAGACAACACGAATAGGGCGGTTGCGATTAAGCTGCCCTACGGTGGTCTGACTGTTAGCTGCACGAACGCGAATGTGCGCGGCCCTCCATCACTCCAAGCGGAACAACTAGCATGGAGGGATAGGACCGGACAGAGAACAGGAAGATCGTACCCGGCCGGTGCAACCATATAGCTATCTGCGTGGTTAGTAGATGCAGGAGGTCCCATCCGCCGGGGAACGGCGGGTTGAGAATGCGAGGTATGGGGGTTCTCGATCCGGCCTGTGCGCCACGTCACAACCGCCTAAAAGACGCAGATTGTAGCGCAGGACGGCAACCATCTACTAACGAAACAGGTTAGTAGGTTCATACAGCACCGCCCACCTGGGCACACTAAGGAGTCATCTCACCTTATATGGCACATCGTTTAGCCTCACGTAAAACCGGTCAAGAAATCGACGGCAACGGCATCCACGGCAAAGCTGATGCTGCGTTCGTGTACGTTCAAAACGAGAACGAACCGTCTACCCCGTGGCATGGTCTCGGCACGTCGGTTGCGCAATGCATGACGAGCGACGAAGTGTATGCGCAAAGCGGATTCGATCAGTTCGAACCGCAGATTGGCAAACTCTTCGATGCCGACATGAAAGAAATTCCTGGCTTCCGTCACGTGTCGCGTGCAAGCGACGGTTACTCGTACGGAGTCGTCGGCGAAAAGTATCCGCTCGTTCGCAATCGCGAATTGCTCGACATCATGGATTCGATTGTTGCGCAAGATGGCGGAGCGGTGTACGACACTGCCGGTTGCCTCTTCGACGGACGCAAGGTGTTCATCAACGCGCGTCTTCCCGAGAACCTTCTCATCGCCGGTGAAGAGATCACCAAGTTCTTCGTGCTCACGAGTGCGCACGATGGTCGCGGTGCAATCCAGCTTGCACGCACGCCGATTCGCGTGGTTTGCCAAAACACGCTGAACGCGGCACTCGCCGGTGCGAGCGGCAAGGGCGACATTCGCTTCTCGTCGATCAAGCATACGGTCAACTACGAAGAGCGTATTGCGGAAGCGGTCAAGGCAATGAACTTGACGTCGCTCTACTACAAGAACTTCGAAGCGAAAGCGAATGAACTTCTCGCAATCAAGTTCAGCGAGAAAGACTTCGAGAAGCTGATGGATCAGCTTTACCCGACCCCGGCCGACGACGCGTGCAGTCGCGCGAAGACGGTCAACGAGAACACGCGCATGGCGCTGCTCGACGCGTTCAACGTCGAAAACCTCAACAACATCCGCAACACGGGTTGGGGTGCGTACAACGCAGTCGCAGACTTCTCGGACCACATGCGCGCATCGCGCGGCGAGAACAAAGAGGCGAACGCCTTCATCCGCAGCTTTGAAGACACGGTTCTCAAAGACAAAGCTATGGAGTTGATCCTCGCTAAGTAACTCCGCTAGGTGCGACCGGATCATCTCTACCGGTCGCACCTAACACCTTTCATCATCTCAATCCATAAGGAATCGTTTCAATGCCCGCATTACTATCAGATCAGAAGCAAGACATCGAACGCGCGCTACGCGAACCCAATCTCACACGCACGGTACGCGATGCGCTCGAAGCGCAACTAGCGACGATCAACAAGAAGATCATCGCGAAGTCCGGTCGTCGTGCAACGCTGCAAGACGGTACGGTCGTTACGGTCGGAAGCAAAGTGTGGCGTGGCTGGATGCCGGAACACGAGTACAGCTACGAACAAGGCAAGTCGATCAAAAAGCCTGCGCGCGTTTCATCGAGCGTCATTCGTAAGATCAGTGCCGATGGAAGCGAAATCGGATTCAGCGAAGAAGCGCGTTCGCACATGCTACCGGCACAACCCAAAGATCACTATCTCGCGCACGCGTACTTCGGAACGGCTGAAGCTGCGAAAAGTGCAATTCTCAATCAGTACGAGCGCGACGTGCGAGTTGCACAACGAAACTTCGACGACGCCAAGAAAAAACTCGAAGAGGAAATCGCGGAACGCGATGCCGCAGCTTCAATGGAAATCAAGACGATCGATCAGTACCCGACGTGGTTGGAGGGTTCGCAGAATGGCAACTAAGACGCAACGCGTGCTCGTGCTGCATCCCGGTTGCGATGCCTTACCGCTCGTCATCTCGGATGACTTCCAATCGTTTCGTGCGCTCGTCGGTGGCGGGTTCAGCGTCTCGCAACTGACGCACGATATCGGCGTGTACTATCATGATGAAGGTCTCTTGATTGGCCTCACTCCCAATCGCATGACGCAGACCGGCGTGCCCTTGTACGGCACGCTCGTCTTCGCCGGTGTTGACGAGGATGGCGAATCGCGCGACCTTACCGCTGAAGAGATAGCGTTCGTTCAGAACGAAGTCTCGAAATGGAAATCCCTGGGCAGCTTCGAGCATACGTTCCCCGACACGATCATCGCATCGACGGTGGAAGAACTACGTGCCAAACAAGCTGCGCGTGACAACACCTACACATCGGAGTGGATTGGTGCAAACGCAAACCATTAACGCACACGTCAACGTAGCTCCGCCTATCATGCCGCGCTTCTATGTTCTGCACGACGATGGTCGCAAAGAACTATTCACGCAAGCTGCATTGCAGTTAGCGTATCCACCGCACCGGCAATCCGATTCGTTCTTCATCGTCCCAGAAGACGATTTCAAAGCCTCGAATCTCGGCGGTCTTTGGTAAGTTAGCGGCGAATGCGGGTACGTGGTCTCTAGGCCACGTACTTGCATTTCCAATGAAGGATCAAACGCATGTCCGACGAGTACGAAGAACCCAGCGAAGAAGTCGCACCTGACGAAGACGTGATCGAGCAAACCGACTTCGAACCGCTTGCAACGGACGAACCGGTGGACGATGTTAGCCACGCAACTTCGTTTGGCGGGCCGGTGACGGATGACCGCGCAAGCGACGTCGATCCGGTGATCGAGACCGACGTGCCGAAGTCGGATCATGACGCAAACGCGTCACCGGCATTCGATGAAGTTCCTGCTCCCTCGTCCGGTGGCGGTTCGATGGAGTCCGGCGGTACGGTAGGAAATCAGTCCTAGCTCCGCCGAAATGGGAACCTCGACTAATCACCTCCGGTGTGGGGAGCAATCGTGCGGAAGCGAGCCACATGGTAGGCACTGCCGACGTCGCACGGCACGTGATTAGTAGCGACACATAGCAACGACCGATTCGATGCGTGCCGGTCGTAGCAAAGAAGAAGCCTGTGCAGAGATGACACAGGCTTCTTTCTTTTGCGCTCGATCAAAAGAAGAGAGACACCGTTCAAACGATGTCCCTTTGCCTTCCCGCAGTATCCGGTCAGCCCGTTCGTTGTCTAGTCCGTCGAACCTCCCCATGCCGCTACGCGGCGGTAGGCACCCCGTTATCCCGCTAATCTAAGTTTCGTTTGCTACTCCGTCTTTCGCAACGGACTCTGATGCAATGGCGCTTGGCCGGATCAGAGGCTTTGTACTCGCTACTTGAAACTGTTACGGGCCTACGCGTCTAGTTTCCCCGGATTTCACCTTAGTTATCTACTGCAATTACCAACCCAAAGCTATTGAATTAGGTTGCATTTTCAAACGTGTTTGACGGGCTGTGTGCTGCGTCACACTGTCGGATCGTTTGCAAACGTTTGGTAGCTGCACAAGTTGTTAGTTACATGGAAACATTCATTGCAACGTCAATCATACTGTCGATCCCGGCGTTTGCAATTTTCAAGTTGCACGCGCTTTCACTCTCGATCATTCATCCCGTACCTGTTAGGAGGTACTTCAGCAATGACTACCTATAGCGTCCAGCGTCTCGCACTGTGGGGAATGATGTTCCTCGCCGGTGCGGGCCTGGGCGAGAAGATGCTTCTTCAGGAGCACGAGATGCACGCCGCTACGACGGTGTGCGGACACGCAAAGTACATTCGCATCGTTTGGTCTACGACCGCTGCAACGGATCACGATTACGCTGACGACGGTGCATTCATTACCGATTGTTCAGACGTCAATCCCGAAGACGTTGCGCCGATACTCGACGCGATGGCGAATCCTCCCAATCCGCCGACCGCTGATGAAGTGAACGCACAACTTCGTCAGATCACGGCCGACGATGCAAAGGCGGTTCAATGACACGCGACAAACTCGACAACGCTACGAAGCGACTTGATGCAGCACTAGAGCAATTGAAAGCAACGCGCGAGCGGTACAACAGCATCGTTGTCGAGATGCTAAAGGCGCAGCTAGAAGCTGATAACGCCCAGAACTACTACGACGATGCGCACTTAGAATACTACACAAACGGTGAAGGTGTTTAACGATTCGATACGGCCTCTAAGAGAACTTGGAGGTCGTATTCGTTCCACCCCTCGTGTTCTTGCGGTTGCCATAGATCAGTGAGCGCGTACATGATGGCTTTAAATCCGTCTTCCGGCGTAGCTGTGATATTGTCATGGCGATTAGTAAACACGACGATAGCTCGTTTAACCCCATCTTGCCGGAAGTAGCGGAAGCGCGAGCGCACGTAGTCATGCGTGAAACTCTTTCCGCAGTTTGCATTCTCTTGCAAGACGTGCGACTTCGGCACCCTTGCTTCGAAGAGTGCTGCGACGTGTTCGTGATACGCAACTGCGTTCATCGCGGTATGTGAATCTTGTTGCTGCCGGTGTTGTCACGTACCTGCGCAAGTAGCGCAACGACGGTATTGCCGACACCTTGGAACGGCAAGAACACTTGAAACGCGGCGAAGAGAATGTTGCGCACGTCCATCAATAGCGGGATGACGCACAAGCGCAGTAGATCGTCAGTTGGCGTTTCCGAATCGTGCGATTCGCGAATCGCCTTTTTGATTTCTTCTGGGTCTTTCAGCGTAAGGGTTTGAACCGTACGCCCTTGTGGATCAATCATTGTGGCTTTCTGATTGAAGTGGGGATGCTGCATTACTGCAGCACCCCCGCGTGTTATGTGTTAGCCATCCTCGTCGTACGTGGTCGAGTTTTCTGCCGGTGCAATAATCGGATCGCCCATTGCATCGATTTCAACTTCCGTTTCACCTTGACCGGAGATGTTGCCAACTTCGGTTGCGGTGTGGTGGATCGTTCCGGCGACGTAGTGATTGACAGAGTACGGCGTTACTGCCGATAAGCTGACGTCGGTCGGATGCGTTGCGCCAAGTGCGGCAACAGCCATCGTTCGCTCCTTTACTTTTTGCGGCGAGAGAGTTTCTTCGCCGGTCCAGGCTTTCGACGCGGCCTCGGTTGTTTCGTTTTTCGATCCACGACAACCTGGGCAGATTCGACGCCGATGGTCGGCTTGAATTCCGATTGCAGTAAGACCACTTTGGTTAAGCGTTCAACTGCCTCTTCGATGTTGGCAATGCGTTCGCCGTATGGATCGACCGACTTTGCAACCAAGTACGTGTTCTCGCGTTCTTCCTCTTCGGCGTATCGTGCTTGCGATGCGAGTCGTGCAGCACATCGCAGCAATAGCAGATAGCCGATGAGGTCTTGAATCGTATCTTCGTTCCCGAAGATTGCGCTGATGTCATTCGGTTGAACGTCAGCCTGGAATGCGTTTGATAGTCGCGCGAGTTTGTCGTCGATGCGCACTTTGATTTTGTCGAACGCATTGCCCTTTGCAAATACGTTGAACGGGTTCATAGCTGAATTGTCGTAATGCGTGTTCTTTGAGATGAGTGTATCGATGATTTTAGTGCCGTCATCGCGCAGCATTTCATTGACCATTTCAGTGGTGGCTTTCACTAAAGTTCCTTTCACCAATTGGAATCGTGACCGGGAATAGCTCCTCGATCAACGGAAGTTCTTGCAGCAACCGCTTCTTCTCTGTTTGCTCCGTTGTTGCCCGCGACCGCACATGTCGTGCAACCGCGAACAGCAGGATTGTTAGCAACGTACCCGTGCCCATTGCTGCACTGAAAAATGGAAAAGCCTTCCGGCGTCAGATCGACACAAGTGTCGCCTACGCTGTTTTTCTCTCCCTTCGCAGTGCGTTCGATTTTGTATTCTACAGGCAAACGTAATGGTGCAAGTGACTCGAACGATTCACCTTGCAAACGTTTGAATTGACGCTCCGCTTCCGCGCGGCGTAACATGTAGAGCCCTTCAAACTCTTCATCGTTTAGATGACCGTAGGCTTGACGCGGCATGTCGAATTCAAAGGTCGGCTTTGGTTTTTGCTTGTCAACAAATGCAAACGTATTTTCAGGCATGCGCGAATCAACGACGATTTCAAAAGTCGGCGTAGTTGTTCCGAGCATCGATTGAAGTTTTGCAACAACTTCAGGTTCGCAATCGCGCGAGAGACAACGAAGTATCTCTCGAATCTCAAGGCGGCTTAGACTCGACATGGGTGATATAGTAGCACAATGGCATCGCACTATCCATGCACGATACCCGATTACTTAGAGGCGACGTTCATCGCCCCCGACATGTCGAAGATTGGCGTCTTTCGCACCGGCGACATGATCCCGACCGATTGGAAATACGCAGGTCTTCGCATGCGCCGCAACTACTCGTTCACAACGCTCCGCATTCCTTGGGGACCAATGGTCGTCATGATTGCAGGCTGCGCAATCGTCTATAAGCACTTCGGCTACAGTGGATTGCTCGCTGCGGGGATAGTAGTTTGGATGACGCAAGCTGTTGCGACGAATGTATCGCGCGAGATCGAAGACCGGCGACAGGCCGCTGCCCGCATGTCCGATTCATCGCCCTCTGCCGGTCGATCATCGCGCGATGGTCGTGCGCCACGTGCGGGGGATTCGACCGACTCTTGATGCTCCGCGACGGCCGGATCGTCTGCGAGGATCATGCCGCTGCGCTGCTCGCGCCAGCATGGTTGGAAACCCTGAAGCGCGAAGGGAAGTTATAGTAGCAGAACACCGCAACCATCTACTAACGGTGCAGCTAACTATAAGGGAGTCATCTCACCCGTGCTACGACTATCAAAGAAACAGCAAAGCGAACTAGCTGAACTCGAAAGCAATTGCTATCTTGAAGCATCAAACTTAGAGACCGCAATCGCAACGTTCAATCAAACACTTGGCGCAGCAAAAGAAAAACTCGAAGAAGATCAACAGAAGTACAACGACGAGTTAGAAAAGCTGCGCGACTTCCGCGATGGTATCGTTTCCGAAATGGACGATTACATTGCCGACCGCAGCGAGAAGTGGCAAGAAGGCGAACGCGGTCAAAACTACGTTAGTTGGAAAGACGAATGGGAACAACTTGACCTTGAACCCATCGAACTTTCGCTCCCTGATGAACTTGATTCGGATGAATTCAATTACTCCGAACAGCCAATCAGCGAGAACGTTCAATTGGAGTTTGAAGGATGAAGCGCAACGACGCATTCATGGATCACGTCGAGACAATCGTCAACGAGACACGTGACCTACTCTACACGTTCGCCCGCTTCAACGAAGGTGATCGAAGCGACCATGCACGCTATTGCAAATCAATTGCTTTGCTGTGTACGGATAGCGTCATGTATCTCACCAACCTGCACGCTAACTTCTTGCGCGCACCGGAGCACATGATCGAGAACTTCCTTTCGGAAGCAACGTATCGTATGCACTCCGCATACTTCCTCGCCGGTATCGACGAAGACGGTGCGCAAGAAGAAGCTGCGTTGCGCTCGATCACAACGAAGATGGAACACGCCGACATCTTGCTTCATCAGAACCCGTCTGATTGGACGAAGTTTGAGAACGCGTTCAATCAGTTGGATAACCTGCGCATTACGTCGGTCGATCCGAATGACTAGTTCAGAGAATCCCACACGTCAGCGTGCGCTCGTTGCGGTTGCGACCGGCGAGGTCGTTGGCGTAGAAGCCATCATCCTTCGCTGGCAGTGGCAGGATCATGGTCAATTCTTCACTGCACTCTGGGCAGCTATCGTTGCCGCCGACGAGCACAATCTGCGCAAACTCGAAGACGCATTCCCCGATGAAGTCAATGCGTTTCGCGTTTGGCAAACGACATGGATAGCTGAATCGTTACGCGAGAAGGGGTATCTCGATTAGCAACAATCCGATGCCAAAGCTAACGGGCGGTCAACGCATCTTTGCAACCGGGAGGAAGAGTCTTTTGCCACGTTTTACACCGCTGCCGCAACCTACGGGGCGCGAGCTTGCTGCGAACATGCTGCTCGATAAGATTATTGAAGCATCGCAGGATGCTCATCGCAATAATGAATTGTTGACGTACGACAACCAAGAACTGAAAGATTGGTGCAAAGAGTTTGTCGAAGACGTTATTAGCGAATTAGGAACCCTGCGTCCGCGTTGAACGTGCGTTAGCTCACACGATTGCTAATTGCGTTGACAACTGTTTGCTTATGAGTATACTTAACTCATGAAGCAAACAGAAACGCACGCACAAGCCAAACGCAGATTAACGAAGCTGCTCACGAGTCAAAGCGAAGTCCACTGCATCGATCAAAAAGCCTACGTGACAATGCTACTCCTCGGACTCGAACTAGCGCAAAAAGGAAAGACGGTCGCAAACATCCACGGCCCCTCCAAGTGAGGGGTCTTCTTTATTTTACGTGGCGTACAGACAGATCACGAACACCCAGAGATAGATGGCAATCAACAGAAGCCAATCGTTCAGCTTCACCAAGGTCGATTCGTAAAGATGCCGCGCACTCGATCACACACCGCTTTGACGCGTTTGAAGAACTTACCAATCATACTTCAACTTTACGGTTGATCGAGCGTTCCGCTGTGAAGCCTTCGGGATAGCGTTCGCGCAGCTTCGCAATGTTTATCTGCGCAACCGTTTCGAGATCAACGTTAAGTGCTGTACAAACAAGTGCGATGTACCACATAATATCGCCAGCCTCTTTGATGAGTTTGTCTTCACTGATTTTGTGTTGATGGAAAAAGAACTTCTTCACGAGATCAACAAACTCACCGGACTCACCGGCGAGACCAAGAGCACCGCACATCAGCATGCCCTCGTTCTGCGTTAGCGTGATTGCGAAGTCGCCATTCATCGTGCGCTCCGCTTCTTCGTGATACGCGTTGACGTCCAATTCAATTACTCCCGTGCGTGCTGCTGTTGTCGTGCGGGTCTTTGTGCTGTAGCTCTTGCCACCGTAGCACAGGATCAGTTGCGTGAACAAGGGGTTGCCCATCAATTGCAGCTTCAAGATCGTCAGCGAACGACGTGACGAGTTTGATGAAGTCAACGACCGGCAACCCCTTGCGTTGATCGAGGGTCTTTGCAAATTCAGTTACGCGGTGCATGTGTGCAAGAACGGCTTCGCAACGTTCTTTGAAGTCACCCAATTTGAGTTGGTTCCTCGTCGCTAAAAACTTCGCGCAGTAGCTTACGATAGCCATCGATGTACTTCGTTACGAATGCACTCGTGATAGGCCCAGGTCGATCACCCCACATCTGCCGCAAGTGTTCTGCACACCCGCGACAGAATGCTTGGCGATGAACCGTTAGTAGCGCATCCTTGTTATCGATTACGCACTTACGTCCAACCGCACTAGGCAGTTGGAACATTGCGCTCTAGTAGTAACGTTTCAAACTTACGAGCGAATACGTGCTCGACGTAATCGACAAGCAAGAGTGCATCCCGCTGCATGTATCCAACACGAACGTCGTCGATTGTTGGATGCAGATTGTACTTTGCGAGAATAAGGTCGGCGAGATAGTCGTCCCATTGCGAGAAGCATTGCGGCGATACGATCACCTTCGCAACACGTTCTAGCTTGTCGTGATCCGTGAGCGTATCTTCGAGACCTTCTTCGGTCCACTTGCGCGCTTCGATGTCAGCCCACATGAGATTCACCGAACGCA